GCTGTTTGTTGTCGATTTTCTTTTAAAGCAGCAGCATTAGCATTAGCGGCAGCATAAGCAGCATTAGCGGCAGCATAAGCAGCATTAGAGGCATCTGCGTAAGTATTAGCAGCATTAGCGGCAGCATAAGCAGCATTAGCGGCAGCATAAGCAGCATTAGCGGCATCTGCGTAAGTATTAGCAGCAGTAGCGGCAGCATAAGCAGCAGTAGCAGAAGTAGCAGCGGCATAAGAGGCATTGGCAGTAACATCGGCATAAGCAGCATAAGCAGCAGTAGCAGCAATATCTAACTCTTCTTTAGTAGCCAATCCGTTACCAAAATCTATAGCTACTTGTATGGCCTTTTTAGATCGCTCATCTTTCATTAGATGTTCTACAGTCTTAGCACAATACGCCTTGGTTAATGTAAGGGTTCTCAAATTCATGCTTATGCTCTCATCAAACCATAACATCCAATCGCCTCTGTTACAATTCTCCCATGCTGTTTTGATATCGGGTTGAGTGTTAAACCATTTTAGTCCTGGCCTGCATGGTATATATTTTTCAAGTATTTCTATATCTTTGTTCATTTTGATTTATTTAAGATTATATATCTCTTTTTCTTCAACAAATTTCCACATTTTTAAAGCAAATTCTTCTATTAATTCTTTAGAAGATTCTGCTGTAGTTATTTCAAAAATATTACAATACTGCCCTGAAATAAAACATTCCCATACTCCGTCGTGAAATATAACTGCTATGTCTGGTGTATAGATTAGAAATTTAGTTTTTTTTGTTCTATTACTTTTACCTAAACATAATACTAAATATGTAAGTATGTTTAAAATATGAACTTTTATACTAGCTCTTATTATCTCTATGTGATGAGGAGTTGCCATTTTTTAGATTTATTTGATTTAAAATGACTATGTATTTATCTATTCCCCATAGGAATATACTTCCGTAAAAATAAACACCGAAAGAGTAGCCTCCTATTAAAGAAAATAATTCCACGTTATTTAGTAAAGTATTTTTACAAACTAACAGTCCTGCTAACAAGCAGAATGAAATTATAGACAGCAGTAAACTTCCTGCAATTAAGGTCGCTAAACCTATAATATTAATTATTTTTATGATTATTTTCATAATTTATAGGTTTTTTGTCTGTTTTCTGATTTAAAGTTTTAAATATTTTTTTCCCTTCTTTATTATAATATGTTCGTATTATATAAAAAGGCGTGACATAAATATGAAATCTAGTACTCATGTTGTTAGAATATAAATGGTTAAACATCCTATACCTATACAAAAAGTAAATACAGATATAATAAAGAATACTAACAGTGCTATTTCTTTTAATTTCATTTTGATTAATTTAAAAGAGTTGCTGTTAAAATGGCGTAACCTACTAATATTACAATCATACATAGTAGCGTTGTCCAAAATCCGTTTTCTAGGTTGATTTTTTTCATTTTTATAGATTTATAGTAATCATATAATGTTACTGCTATTATAACTATTAAATATTTCATTATTTAGATTATTAAATAAAAGTAAGGCATTGGAACGCCGTGCCCTATCCCAAGTTTACGACTTTTTCCTTTGAACAAGCTTTAAGGATTATCTATAAATACCTTACTTTTATATTGTTATTATCTCTAATTTAATTCGTACATTAAGTCTAATAGTCTAGCAGGGAAATGTATAATCCCTTTAGGGTAGTTCGACGGAGCCCCTTTAAATACATTTGCTGTATCTAATAAGTGGCTTTTAAATGTTTTTTCTCCAGAAGTGATACCTACAAGTATCATTTCTCTTTCTTCGTGGTATCCTAATATAAGTCCGTGGTTTATTTTATCTTCAGTTTGATTTGTTTGCTTGTCCACTATTTTATATATAAACTTTACGACTTTATATTTGTACCTCTCAAAAATTTCTTTAGTATTCGATGTCATTGATGTGTTTTGTGTGTATTTGTTTTTTAAATGATTATAAATCCTTTTATTATCTCTTCTAATTTATATTCAAAATTAGTAGATTCTACAAACATATAAAATAACTTTTCTTCCGCTTCTTTGCGACTGGTGGCTATTATTAATATTGGCTTTTGTATTATGTCAGTAGTAAATTTGTATAAATTTAACATGGCTAATTGATTTAGTTAATAAATATAAATTAATGTTATTAGGTTATATTTTCTTATTATATAGTGGGTGTGTCTCCAGCATATAAGTAAGTATAGTATAACCTAATTCGCACAATTAGTTTACTATTATTAGGACATTGTCTTAAAATAAAGAGCCTTAATGCTTTGTACGAAGCGTGCTTTTTCATAAACTATACGATAATACTTTTCAGTATTAAAGGCTTGAATTTTATTTATTTCATTTCAAGCTGCCTCCTCATTTTACCCTTATCATGAATAGATAAAATGATTTACATTGTCACCTATAACCTTCGCGACGGTTAAGTACAGTGCTTTGTCAGAGGGCATTTTATACTCTTGCCCAGGAGTGTTATTTTATTTCTTTTTTATATCTTTTAATTGCTCAGTTATATTCATTAGCTCCTCTCTATCCCATGTTAATGGAATTATAATCTCTGTTTTCATATATACTTTAGCTACTCTTTGTAGACTTAAAGTAAATACGTGTATCATCTCTTCTGCATATGTTGTGTAGAAATGAGAAGAAAAGATATTATTTTTTAAGTAGTTAGAAATTTCATTCGGACTATGCATTACATAACTTAATGATAATGTTTTGTCCGTGTTTGGAAAATAGAATGAATAAATGTTATTTGGATTTTTTACCAATTCTACTCCTTTGAATTTCTCTTCTACTATTTTTGAATTAATCATGATATTGTTATTTACGTGAATATTTTGATATTTCTGGCACCCAGCTAGAATAGTCACAATAATCATAATCATTGATTATGTTTTTATTATGTGGTATTTCTGGTTCGTCTATAAGATGAATATGAATATGATGTTTCCATACTCTCCTTATTGTCCGCCAATACGTTGAAGTTCTTTTTACTCCGTGTTTTGGCTTATCTTTGATAAATGGTTTTCTGTAACTTCTGCTCAAATTGTTAATTTAATAAAGTTAATACAAACGCTATATAAGTGTCAATAAAATGATAATTTTAGGTGTATTGATATTGAGTGATATAGAGGGTTGGGTTATAAACAACCCCTTACCCTCTCATTTTCTTTAGCTTTTAAATACCTATTATAATGTATTTTTAATCTAAGTATGTTAATACTTGTGATTATTAAGCCTGCAATAATTACTAATATTATCATGTCGTTGTGTTTTAAATTAATAGTTAAAGTAGAGGATGTATACCCATTGATCACAATCCCCTACTATATGTCTGTGCGTGGCCCGCACAAGACGAGCCACTTACAGTATTTAATCTTCAATATCAGCGCTCGTACTCTCAGGTTTGATACCCAATCTTTCTAGTGCGAAAGCATATTGTTGAGCTACTGCTTCAGGTCTTTCTTCCAGAGTACCTCTGTTGATGAAGAAACTAACCTCATTTCTTTCTACTCCATCTTTATCTGCATAAGATACTGGAGTTGGCATAACAATGAATTTACCCTCCATTTCCATCTTAGTTACTGGAATAGGAATATAGTCACCATTGTTATCAGTTTTTTCTGCTACAAGAATACCTTTATTGTTCTCTGTAGCCCATTCAGGTTCGATACATTCATCAATTAACCATTGGAAATCATCAGCATCATGTAGATCAGATAATGTGTGAATCTTTCTACCTGCTGCTTTCTGGCCTCCTCTACGCACACCACCTACTGTATGTGTACCATTAGTTAATTCAATTACTACATACCTCATGTCTTTACCTGCATGTTTAGATAATGATTTTTTATCGTATGTATATTCTCTGATTACATTTCCTGTTTTAGCTTCAGGGATAATCTTAATTCCGTAGACTTTGTAGTCTCCAATTACTGCATTTGCCATAGCGTTTTATCTTTATATTATTAATACTCAACTGAATTTGATACGGGGGTCTTCCATCCCCATTCCGCATAGGGGGCACTTGAATTATGGTGGCTTAGACATTCTGATATATATATATATATATATATAAAATTTGGCGGGGGTACTTTTATTATATTGGGTTAGGCACTCTAATATACATATATAAAAAAATTATAAAAAAAATTTTACAACACTGGTTACTCTACCCCATGATTGGGGTCTCGGGGGTTGAGGAGCGAACGCAGTGAGAGGTAACTATATTAATACATATTCGTATAAAATAGTTAGTTAACTAAATTATAATTATAATGGAAAAACAGATTAAGTATAGAGTACCCTCTTCTATAACTAAAACTACAGGTAGTAAAGAGAGGCTATCTAAAGATATTAAGGATAAATTAAATACTCAAATAGAGAATGAGCTATACGCAGCTCACTTATATAGATCAGCTTATATATGGGCGAAATTTAATGGGCTAACAGGGACAGCTAAATTTTTAGAGAATGCCCCGGCAGAGGAAACAGGCCATGCTAATAAAGTATATAGTTATCTAATGGATAAAAATTGTATGCCTATTACTCCTGCTGTAAAAGCTCCTATTAATGAATTTAAAGGTATAAAAGACATTATAGAAAAAGGGTATGAACATGAAATATTTGTAACAACCTCCTATAATGAATTAGCAGATTTGGCTTTAAAAAATAAAGACTATAGTACACTTGAGTTCGCACAATCTGTGTTAAAAGAACAAGTAGAGGAAGAGGCTAAATTTCTAGATATACTAGATAGGATAGAATTCTTAGAAAAAGAGGGAGTAGGACTATTAGAAATAGATCACGAATTGGGAGATTAATTTCTCCCTTTTGTAACCTTTATTTTTACTGTTCGTAAACACATAATTAGAAACTGAAGCATAAGATACTTCAGCGACTAGCGTTTAAAGTTCTCTTATAGTAGGGACACGATAAACTTCACTAACCTAATAAAAGATGGAAGAGTGTTGGATCAGGCAAATTATCTACTGCATAAGTTCTGCTCTTACCGCCTTAACCGAGTAAGACAATACTGAAGGAGCAGGAGGTCGAGCATTTAGCTCCCTCGTAGGGAATTCACAAACCATGGGGGGACAAGGGTTTTCTTTTTTAGTACGTTCTAGTAATACTCCTGTTGTACTAGGACTACACTAACACCTTAACTTCCTTGGTTGTTAGTATTAATGCATGTTATGCGAATTAAAATAATATTAAAAAAAATAATGGAATAAATTGAAACTTATTCCTTTTTATTTCGTTATATAGTTATAATTAAAATATAACTCTTATGGAACATATATCTGAATGCCGGAGATGCAAAGAAATATTTATGGTAGAAGAAAGGGAAGATATTTGCCCAGACTGTTTAGATAAAGATATTGCCTTTGCTTTATTTTGTAGGTCCAATAAATCTTTAGAGGGCAAAGACGTTAAGTATGATAGTCTTAAAGGATTAAAGAAATGAGAAATAAAGATAAAAAATGTATAAATTATTACGACTGTGATTCGTATAGTACAGACATTAAAAATGCAATACAAGAGTACCTAAAAAGTACGACAGAATGCAATACTTTAAAAATAGCACATAATTTATATAACGATACTGAAATTGTATATAATGTACGAACCGAAGAGTGAGCTACCTTATGAAACATTAACCCCTTCTCAAGTAAGGGAAATAGAGAACCTGGACAGATTACCAATCCCCTACTCCCAGTTACCCATCCGACCAAACTCTAAAATAGAAATAGAAGAGGAAATAATTAAGGGTAAAAAATGGACAGTTTATTATTATACTGTAAATGATTGGGATACCTACTTAAGAGTTAAAGTAAACGGCGCCACTATTAAATATGTGGAATATAAACAAGGTATCAGGGTCGTACCTACCTCCCCTATTATAGAAGATCCATTAATAAACGAAATATTAGAACTTATAGACGATGATCAAAACTTACCCTATTAAAATATTCTATGAAAATAGTTTAGAAAAACTAGTTTACGGAGATAAAGTAGTAAATCTTAAGAACAATGGAGCAAGGGGCAGAATATACGGCCCCGCCCCTAAAAACGATGATATGAGAGAATGGAGGCCTTTTGTGTACGCTTTAAGCGAAAGTGGATATGAAAAACATTCTAAGGAATGGGAGAATGATATAATAAACTCAGTTTTAGATAATTTAAAAGGAACCGATTTTAGTAAAATAACTAATATACTTTATTAATGGGATTTGGACAAGGACATTTGAGGTTAACGTGCATCGCTCCGGAATGTACTAATAAAGTAGAAAGCAGCGTAGGGTTTGAAAACGTCTATTGCAAAGAATGCCTAGCAAGCATAGAGTTATACAATTCCCTGCTAAAAGTCAACAACAATAAAAACGAAGAAGATGATTAGTAAAGGAAGAGACGTAGAAGAACATATAAAGGCTGATATAGGGTATAGAGAAAGTAGTAATTCTTGCCAAAATTGTAAATATAGTATATGTGAAAGCCCCTCGTTTTTATACTGCCGTTATAATCCCTCATTTAAATTAAAAGTAAAACATTTAGGTATCTGCGATAAACAAATTAGAATATGATAAATACATTTAATGACTACCAAGTCGCCGCTTTAACAACGGCACAATACCCAAGAACCGTAGTAATGAAGTCGGCTAAAACAGCCTCCTACATTTATCCGGCCCTAGGCTTGGCCGGTGAAGCTGGCGAAGTAGCTGAGAAGGTTAAGAAATTATTACGGGATAAACTAGGGGACTGGGATGAACTTGATAAAGAGAATATCAAAAAAGAACTAGGAGATGTATTATGGTATGTAGCTGTATTGGCACATGAATTCGGAATTGATTTGCAAGATGTTGCAAATGGTAATATAAATAAACTTTCTTCTAGAAAAGAAAGAGGGGTAATACACGGGTCTGGAGACAATAGATAATGGCACATTATAAGGATTTAACTAGAAAGAACTGTATAGTATGCAATGAAACATACTTCGATAAGGATCCTAATTCATTAACCTGTTCCAAGGTATGTAAAGAAATAGCATTAGATAAAGTAAAAGAAAGAAGTAAAGATGTATACAGAAATGAAACTGATCCAAGGGGATGATCCCTTTAAAAATTTAATACCCAGCTCTTTTGAACTTGGGGGAACTACTTATAAAGTAGAGCAGGTGGATAATTTATTAGAAGGAGATAACGTGGCATTCATTAACTTCCCTACATCCACTGTTAGAATAGCAAACCAATTTAAAGGGAGCACATGCTCTGCTTCCTATAAAGAGGTGTCCTTCTACCATGAATTAGTACACGGTATATTAGATACAATGGGGCAATCCGAACTATCCTCTGATGAGGTATTTGTAGAAGGATTTGCTAACTTGTTACATCAATATATAAAAACAGCCAAATAAAAAATGATTACCCACATGATAAAATATTAACAGAGGTAGAAAGAAAAAATATCCTAGGCTATACACAATTATAGAAAAATACATTGAAGATTTTATCTTTATAAGTTTTGCATTAGTTTTTAATGCTACTTTAATTTTATTTGATATTTTGTTATAACTTTATTATATTTTTTGTAACCTTAAGTATATAATAACGTAAAAGAACGCATATAACCCAATAAATAATCATGGTAAGTAAAAAAGTAAAGAACTTCGAGGATTTAGAAAATATAATCCTTAGAAACGGCGTCATTTTAGTAAAAGCCGTAAATAAAAAACCTAAATCTAATATTGTCCTAACCAATGACTTAGGGTCCCCAATAGAAGAGACAAACAGTGCTGTTTTTGACTATGCAATAATCGTTAATGCAAACGGATCTTCTAAATATAAAAATGGAGATATAGTAGTAGTCGCTAACTTTAGTACATTAGATGCTATAGCTATGAAGAATGCTGAAGATACTACTTATATTGTATTGCCAGAATATAATATTAGTTTGGCCGTTAAACCTGAAAATTTTAATTTTAATTAATAACCAAATGAATTACTTTGTAAAAAAAGATCTTCCTTACTTAAACCTTACTAAAGGAGAGGAATTAGTTTATGACGAATCTTGCGACGGCTATACTTTTAGTATAAAAGAGGAACATGTTGGGGAGTATGGCACTACAACTTCTTCACATGAGGTATTTGTAACAGAGGAATACCTTAAAAAATTTCCGGAACATTTTGAATCGGAATTTGTTGAAAGTGAGGTCTCCCCTAGTTTATATATAAATGACGCATACAATTCAAATATGAAATCTGAAAAGGATATAGAAGATAGAATAGAGTATCTAACTACTTTAATGGGTAATTTAGAGGCAGAGTTAGACTGTCCCATGCCCGACGAAGATAAAGTTATAGATTTAATTGACTTAATCGAAAATATAAGAACAAAAGTAAATTTATTAAACTGGGTATTAAACGAAGATAAAGAATAGTTAGTATTATGGAAAATAAAGAATTAGAACAAAAAGTAGAAGAGGTAGTAAGCGTAGATCAGGATGTTGTAGAGGATACAGTGGTTGAAGAAGGGCCGGGTATTGTATTATTTGATTACGCTGATTTTAAATTAAAATGTAATTGCGGGCATGTACAAACAATGCGTGAAAATGTACAAGGTGGGTTAGCCTTACAGTTATACTGTACAGATTATCATTCCTTAACCTTAGCCTGTGAAAAATGCGGAAATACCCTCACTGCTTTCTTTGAAGAAGCTTCTAATCCTCCCGTACAAACTATAGAAGAAATTATGGAGGACGTAGAAACATTAGACCAATTAGGAAATGAAAACTCAGTACAAGAATCAGTTCAGGAAGAAGATAAAGCCTAAGAATAAGTACAGGGAGTTTGTTAAAATAATGAATGGGTTACTTCAGCTTTCTGAAAGGGAAGCTGAGGTACTTGCGTTACTAATGCAAGTAGACAACGATTGGAGCCCTGTTCTACAAAATGATATTAAAAACATCCTTAGTACAGATTCTAGAAGGGCAATAATGCAAGAAACGTATATTAACAAGAATAACCTTAGTAAGTATATTAAACTTCTTAAGGAAAAGGGTCTTGTATACGAGACTGCATTTGGAGGATACGAGGTATCCCCTTCTATTATGCCGGTAGAGAAAAATAATTTTATTGAAGTATTATTCACATTAGAAATAGGAGAATGAGTTTAATTGAAAAATTAATGTATAAGTTTGGGTATATTAAAATATCTGGGCATCTTCGACTTATAAAAGACGCAGAAAAAGAGGCTTTTTATGCAGGGTTGCAAAGTGCAAACGAAGTAGCAACGTCTAAAGATTCTGAGAGCGCGCCTTCCCCTAAAAAGAAACCCAATAAACGGAAACCTACTATAAAGACTAAATAATGAGAATTACAGAATTTAAACCTGGGTACTCTTATTTAATCCAAAATAATGATAGCTGTATCAACTCCAGTATTGAAGAAAAAAAGTTTTTAAAAGAATCTAAAAATTGTATTTGTTTTGAAGTAGAAGAAGATGGCAAGCTAGTTAAAGAATGGTATATAAAAGAATATTTCATTAATGAATATACTATAATAGAGGAACTTAAAAATGAAGAAAAATGATCTTATAAAAGAGATCTCTATAATGACAGGAGTAGATCAGCGAGTAGTTAGGCTAGTTGCGGACTACCCCTTAAAGTTTTCTAGGGACCGTATGTCAGACCCAGACGACTGGAGAGCCATAATGATTAGATATTTTTGTAAGTTTGTACCCAAAAATAAAATATTAAAACAGTTAAAAGAAGATGGAAAGTAATAAATACTACACTCCTGATATTGAAGAATTCTATGTCGGATTTGAATATGAATCCCTACAAGACGAAAGGTATCCAGAGAAAGACTCTTCTTGGGGGAAGCAAAGTATAGATGATGAATGGGAGATGAGGGCTTTTATAGGGTATTATTGCGGAGACCATTTAGCAGGCCTTAGAGTAAAATACTTAGACAAAGAAGATATTGAAAGTTTAGGGTTTGAAAGGCAAGTAGCACATAGTGTGTATTTTAAAAAAGATGGATATAGATTAGTTCATTGGGTTACTAAGACAAAAATAAATAGAGAAGTAGATATATATAAAGTATTTGATAAAGATGACGAACAGCTTATATTTAGAGGTATTGTTAAAAATAAATCAGAACTAAAGAAATTATTAGATCAATTAGGTGTTATATAACAATGATATCTAATCACGTAACAATCGTAGTATACAAACGTATTTATAAGTAACTTTACTTTACTTTACCTACGTTTAAGTTAGGAATAGGGCCTGTATTTAAGGGGGTAGCACTGAATAACCGCACCACTTATTATACAGGCTTTTTTAATATAATAAAATATGAAGAGACTTTTTGATATAGTTAAAGGTAAAGTTGTACTTAACCCTGCTACATTATGGATACCCGAATTTAAAATTTTATGGGACCGTGACACTACAGAAGAAAAAATAACAGCTTTATCTGAAATAACTTATATTGTTTTTCTTTGCGACTACAGATCTCCTTATAGAGACATGAGGGAAGATTTAAAAGAAAAGACAGTGCGAAAAGACATGTCGGTAGATTCTAAATGGAAACCCGATAAAGAAGTAATAAAAGCAAAAGAAAAATATATACTACTACAAGATACAGCTAATACCAGATTACTACAGGCCGCTAAAGTAGCAGCAGATAAATTGACTGACTATTTTACTACTGTGGATCCCTCAGATGCTAATAATATAGTTAGGAACTTGAAGGAATTAGGGTCTGTAGTTAAATCTTTAGACACTCTACAAAAACAAGTAGAGAAAGAGCAATTAGATAGAGAATCTGCTAAAGGTAGTAGGGATATAGGGCATTATGAAAAACCACGATAATATATGATGGCGAAAGATTTTGAAATGCTTAAGATTACGAATAACAAGAATAAATTTCGTAAACCTGCACTTCATTTTGAAAAACACGATTGCTATACATTTTCCCCACCCGGGACTAGTGAATACTATGAATATTGGGATAAAGAATTAGAGTATTGCAGGTATGGGTATACCGCAGAAGATGGGGATAGGATAACCGGATACAATTATTTCTACTTGAATTATTCTAGAATTATGCTAGTAAAGGATGTCAAAGTAGAATTACCAGACGGCTCTTTTAGAGTAAAGGCAGAAAGGATAGAAGATTTCCCAAGGTTCTACGATTATGATAGGGCCTACTTTGATGCTATAGAAAAAGCAGAATTAGAAGAAAAGCATCTTGCAGTATTAAAGGCAAGGGGTAAGGGGTACTCATTTAAAAGTGCAAGTATGTTAGCACGTAATTATATGTGTATTCCTAATAGTGTATCCTATGCTATCGCGGCAGAAGCAGAGTACCTAACAAAAGACGGCCTCTTGACCAAAGCATTTAACATGATTGAATGGTTAAATGATAATACAGCTTGGTATAAAACATCCGATAAGAAAGACACCGCTATGCATAAACGTGCATCCTATGTGTATAAAAATGAACAAGGTGTATGGGTAGAAGATGGGTATAAATCAGAGATTATAGGTGTTACACTTAAAAATGATTATCAAAAAGCTAGGGGTAAAAGGGGGAAGTTAATCTTATTTGAAGAGGCAGGTAAGTTCCCTAATCTTAAAGCAGCTTGGCAGATTGCAAGGCCTTCAGTAGAGGAAGACGGAAAGGCTTTCGGTCTTATGGTAGCATTTGGAACAGGGGGTACAGAAGGTGGAGACTTTGAAGGTCTAAAAGACCTGTTCTATGAAACAAAGGCTTATAACTGTTTAGGGTTTGAGAATGTTTGGGACGAAGGGATGCAAGGAACTAAATGTGGATTTTTTATTCCGCAGTCCTCTAATATGACTGAGATACCTAAAGAGTTCAGAAGTGAATTTCCAGAAGGAACTAAGACGATGGACGAAGATGGGAATACTAACTTTGAAGTATGCGAAAAAGTAATCCTACTCCAACGTCAACATGTAATAGATAATGCATCTGATAGGAGAGCGGTAGATCGACATATAGCGGAGCAACCTTTAAATCCAAGTGAGGCGTGTTTAGATATAAGTACTAATATATTTCCCAAAATGGACTTACAGCGTCATTTAGCTTATATCCGAAACAATGAAAAAATAAAAAATTATAAACAAGTAGGCGATCTATATTATGATGACCTTGGGGCATTAAAGTGGCTACAGGAAGATCCTAAAAAAGCAAAAGATCTTACAAAGTACAGGCTTAATAAGGGTGACGATCCGGAAGGTCAAGTTGTTATATGGGAGCATCCTCCAAAAGAAATACCATTTGGTTTGTATATTGCAGGCTGTGACCCCTATGATCATGATAAGTCTGGGACTAATTCTTTAGGTTCTATATTTATATATAAACGTATTAACGGACTAGAAGAATATAATGATCTTCCAGTGGCGGAATATACCGGGAGACCAGATACAGCTAATGAATTTTACGAGACTGTAAGGAAATTACTGCAATACTATAACGCCTCCCTACTATATGAAAATGAAAAGAAAGGTTTATTCTTTTATTTTGAAAAGCATAATATTACACATATGCTTGCAGATCAACCTAATGATCTGATAGGGGATATTGTAAAAGAGACAAGTGTACAACGTAAGAAGGGTATACATATGAACCAGCATATAAAAGACTGGGGAGAGGGGGCAATAAGAGATTGGTTAATAGAAGAATATGCCCCTGGTAAAAAGAACTTAACCAAAATACTATCTGAACCATTAATAGAGGAATTGATAGCCTATAACGATGAGGGTAACTTTGACCGCGTGATGAGTTTTATGATGGTAATGTTATATAGACAACAACTTCACAAAGTACATGTGAAAAATAAAAATAAACTGAGTAGACGTACTCAACTGTTTCCAAATGGGTTATTTAACTCTGAGAAAGATTCAGTATATTTTAATATTTAAACTAGTTTAAAATGAGTCCAAACACAAATCCTAGTGTAGTACCTCATCAAAAACTTTCGCTAAAAGAAAAGAATAAAGAGTGGAGAGAGGCCACTGTAAATTCTTATATAAGTAAATACTACTTCGGTGGCAATAATCGTATACAGCGAAAAGAGGAGATGAAAATAGCTTACGATTTGTACAATGGGGTATTCAATGAAAAAGATCTTAAGTATGTTACAGATCCTTATAAAGTTGAAGATTCGTTCCCTGCTGCATTGCAGAATATGAATGTTATAAAACCTAAAATTGATTTATTATTAGGAGAACAATCAGGGATGCCCGATAGTATGATAGTAGCACAAACAAATGAGGAAGCTACAACTAGACTACAAGAGAAGTATAACGAACTTCTAAAAAAGGCTACTATGGAATTAGTTTCGCAAGGCGGACCTAATGATCCAGTAACAGATAAGGATTTAGATTATTTAGAACAGATAGGTACTTATATGACGAGGGACTTTTCCGATACAGGGGAACAGCTTGCATATCATATACTTAACTATTTAAAAGAAAAAGAAAACATAAAAGAGAAATTCTTTAAAGGTTTTCAGGATTTACTAATTGCTAGTATGGCTGTTTTTTATAATGGACAGTCTAATGGCGAACCTATTTTTGAAAGGGTAAATCCCCTACAGTTCAGCTTCGATTATAGTCCTGAAGTTGAATATATAGAAGATGGAGAATGGGCGTGTAGAAGAATGCGGATGACTCCTTCAGCTATATATGATAGATTTTATGACCTAATGGACGAGCGTCAATTAGACGAATTGTTATCTCGTTTTAATAGCGGGTCTTCTGAAAGAGGGGCAAACAATGAATTCAAAGCTTTATACTGGAGAAACATTCCTACTACTGATTTTAACGATAGTGATAATTTTACAAGCAATACTATAGATGTATGGCACGTAGTATGGAAATCATTTAAAAAAGTAGGCTTTATAACGTACACTGACGATGATGGCGAGGTGCAACAAGATGTTGTAGACGAAACTTATAAACCATCTGCTAATGAAGAGATTTATTGGGATTGGGTAACTGAAGTATGGGAAGGGTATAGAATAGGGCATGATTTATTTATAGGCATTCAGCCTATAGCAGAGCAGTCTATATCAATAGATAATCCGAATAGCAATAAGTTGCCATATAGCGGTATAGTTTATAATAACAATAATACTGCCCCTAAATCTTTAGTAGAGATAATGAAGCCGTTGCAGTATATGTATATTGTAGTATGGTATAGGTTAGAGACTGCATTAGCTAGAGATAAAGGTAAAGTATTAAATGTTGATATAACTCAAATACCGGTATCTATGGGAGTAGATACTAATAAATGGTTACATTATTTATCTTCTGCCGGTGTTAATTTTATAAATCCTTACGAAGATGGATGGGATATACCAGGTAGGGAAGGCGGCAAACCTTCTGCTTTTAATCAGTTTTCTTCTCAAGATTTGACAATGTCGAATGTTATCATTGAGTATATAAACTTAATGAACAAGATAGAAGAAATGATAGGGGAATTATCAGGGGTATCTAGGCAACGGCAAGGTCAGGTGCAGACTAGCGAGTTAGTAGGCAATGTTCAACAAACTATAATACAATCGTCGCATATTACTAAAGGGTTGTTTTTTGCATATAGTCAAGTTAAAAAGAGAGCACTTAATAATTTATTAAATAGTGCCAAGAACATTTATAAGAACTCTGGTAAAAAGAAGTTGCATTATTTTACCGACGACATGACTAGGGTTTTTATGGATATTACTGATGACTTTTTATTTTCTGATTTTGATATCTTTATTACAGATAGCACTAAAGAAAATCAAGATTTAGAAATGCTAAGACAGTTATACCAACCTGCTATGCAAAATGGAGCATCCCTACTTGATATTGCAGAAATAGCTTCCTCTACTAATATGACGGATATTAAAACCAAATTAGATAGGATAGAAAAACAAAGAAAACAACAAGAAATGCAAATGGTAGAAGCTCAGCAGCAGGCACAAACTGAGGCAGCGGCTATACAATCGCAAATGCAACAAGCTCAAATGCAACTTGAATTGGAAAAACTACGAGTAGATGAGGCCGATTCTATTAGGAGGGCAGAGACTGCTATACAAGTTGCTTTAATAAATGCAAGTAAAACAAATGAAGTAAAAGATACTTCTGTCCCTGATCTGGATATTAAAAAGTTTGATGAGGAATCCAAACTTAAAAGAGATCAGTTAAATGAACAAATTAGACACAATAAAGCTACTGAGTCAATCAGTAAGATAAAATCAAATTCTAGTACTAAGTAACTATGAAAAAAGAAGAAGCAATATTAGATTTAGGAGGGTTTTCCGCCGCATTTGGGGCCTTATCTAATGAAGGAGAATCCGGTAGTAATACGCCTGTAAACGAATTACCTATTGTAGATCCTAGTGAAATAACAGAAACCGAAGAAGAGGAAGAAGAGGAAGACCTGCAAGAAGATGAAGTTGAAGAAGTAGAAGAAGAGGAAGAGGAAGAGGAAGAAATTCTAGATCCGGACAAATCTTCTACTAAAGAAGAGGAAGTTGATGTAATAGAAGGATTTGGGGATTATGAACCCGAATTAGCTTCTGTAGTACAAGAAAAACTTTTTGAATCTTTCGGATGGGAAATTGAAGAAGGAGAGCAATTTAATTCTATTGATGATATCTCTAAATTCATACAAAAAACTATAGATGATAATTCTATACCTGTGTATGCCAGCGAAGAGGTCAAGGCCATGGATGAGTATGTAAGAAATGGGGGAGAGTTATCTAAGTATTTCGATAGTGTACATAAAGGAGTACAGGTAGATAATTTCGATATAGATAATGTCAAGGATCAAAAAGAAGTTGTAAAAGAAAATCTTAAGCTAAAAGGTTATACAGAAGAAAGGATAACACGAGCCCTAGAACGGTACGAAGATGCTGGAACTTTAAAAGAAGAAGCCGAAGATGCTTTAGATTTAGTTATAGAATATAAAAATAAAATTTCAGAAAGGCTATTAGAAGAGCAAAGAAATGAGCAAGCTGCTATACGCGAGCGCCAACAAAAATATCTAGAGGACGTAGAAAATGAAATAGAAGGACTATCTGATATACGAGGTATTGCCATATCCAAAGCTGAAAAGAAGCAACTTATGGATTACATGTTTAAGCCTACTTCAAATGGAAGATCGCAATACCAAAATGATTATGAGAAAAGTCAAAAGAATCTTATTGAGTCGGCTTATTTTACTATGAAGGGGGATAAGTTGGTTCAGAAAGTCACGAAGAAAGCAAATTCTGAAGCTGCGCAAAAACTTAGGGATAAACTTGCAAGTAAAGGCAAACGAGGAAAAGATCAAGGTGATGGTAATAGCGGCGGTTCGTACTTAAGCTTTTTAGAAGCTGCAAATAGACAGCTTAAAAAACCCTTCTAAAATTAATATAAAGTTAAATTAAATTAATATATAATGCAAAATAACGTTTTAAACGGCCTGCAATTATATCGTACTAAATGGTTTTCAGACTTAGTAGATGAGAATATGTTGTCTAATGCTCTTATGACTAGGCCTCATGAAGTATCTACAGTGCTTTCGTACATCTTTGGTACTTTCGAAAACAACAGTGTTATTGATTTCCTTACTTCTGGTATGGGTAAAACAATGACAGTGGCTAACCGCCAGTACGAATGGCCAGTTATGATTCAACATGACAAAGCTATCGAGATTTATGACGCTAAATGGAACGGAGCTTCTATTACAGCTACAGATACTCCTGGTATCAATAACACTCCAGTTCAAATCTATGTAAAAGAAAAATGGTTTGGTCCGGGTGCTATATTAGCATTTGATACACGTGAGTTCCAAGCTCGTATAGCAGGGGAACCTTTCCAGGACGGGGATTACTTTGTTTATACTTTAGTAACAGCGGATGGTCAGGCAGGTTCTTATATTCCACCTTCATTATTAGAGGCTGGTAAAAAAGTATCACGTGAAGGTTCTGCGTACGAAGAGTACAGTGAAGAAGCTGACATCGTAAACTACAATACTCCATTCAAGTTGAGAAACCACTTGACTACTATGCGTCTTTCTTATGATATTACAGGAGATGCTTATTCAAGTGTGATGGTAATCGCAATGAAAGATCCTAAATCAGGTAAACAATCTTATTTATGGTCAGATTACCAAGAGTGGGTAGCGTTACGTCAATGGTATGAAACAATCGACCGTTTCTTAGTATACTCTCAGTATAATGCTAATCAAGATGGTACTACTTCTGTAAAAGGAACTAATGGCCGTCCAGTATATATTGGGGCAGGTTTACTTCAACAAATCGCTTCTTCTAACCGTGAGTACTATACTAAACTTACTACTGATTTATTAGAAGATTACTTATTTAACTTATCTTACAACCTTTTAGGTCGTGGGGAACGTAAATTCGTAGCTTTTACAGGTGAGATGGGTATGAAAGAGTTTGATCGCGTTTTACGTGAGAAGGCCTCTGGTTACCAATTAGTAGATACTAAATTTATTTCTGGTTCTGGTCAAGAGCTTACTTTAGGTGGCCAATTCACTACTTATAAGATGCTTAATGGTATAGAGTTGACATTGAGACACATGCCTCTATATGATAACCCAGTGTATAACCGTAATTTACACCCTGTATCTGGTAAACCTTTAGAGTCTTACAGAATGACATTCTTAGATTTTGGAATGCGTGATGGGGAATCTAATATTCAAAAGGTAGTTCGTAAAGACCGTGAAATGTCAATGTGGCATATCGCAGGTTCTGTAGCACCAGGCGTAGGACACGCTAAATCTATCTCTACTCTTAGAGCTAATGCTAAAGATGGTTACTCGGTTAATTTCTTAACAGAGCAAGGAGTTATGATGAAAGATCCTACAACTAGTGGTGAATTAATCATGGAAGTAGAATAATAAGGCTTTAGGGGCAGCCCGTTAATGCCCCTTTATTTATTTAAAATCTTCTAACAAAAAGTTATGGAAGTAAGAATTAGACATATTCGATCACAAGAGTGGTCTGGAATACATAAATACCCTAATTGTGCAGATGCTTTAGGATCTTATTATACAAGATCCGGCAATAGATATACAGGGCTTACAAAAGAGGAAGCGACAGAACTAGGTGAAATTTTGGGTTTTGATTTAAGACCACAATCTAATTTTTGGGATACCTTTAGAATTAGAATAGGATCGGAAGACATTGTTTTAAATCCAGAAAAGGATGCGATGGATAAATTAAAATATTTATTTTTAAAAAGCCACAAAAGAGTAGCGGAATCCATAAGTAACCAAAAACCAGGAGCTTATTATTATATAAGTATAAAAGAACAAGAGGCTCAAAAAGCTAATGAGTATAGCCGTAATAAACGTAAGGCATACAAAGAGTTTGATAAAATGAAGCCTGAAGACATTAAGAAATGTTTGAGGATTTATGGATATAAATCGGATAATGTTTCAGACGAGGTTGCTGAAGATAGGTTGATGACATTGTTAGAGCAGAACCCTGCTAGATTTTTTGAAAAGTGGGTAGATAACAAAAATAGAGCTTCAGAGTTCTTACTTGAAGATGCTGTAGCTAAAAATGTTATTCGCAGAAATAAAGGAATGCATACATACGGTACAACTACTTTAGGTAATACAAAAGAATTTGCAATTGCATTTTTAGATAGTCCTGAAAATTCAGAAATTAAAGCAGCTATTATAAACGATACAAACGTTAAGTAATGACTGTTTTACAGATGCATGATTTGTTAGATAAAAAGCTGGGAGAATATCCTGGCTTTGAATCTTACGAGTGGAATTTAGATATAGACGATAAAGACCATTGGCTTACTCAGGCACAGAGAATGTATACTGAACAATTATTTAAAGTTGATAAAACTCAACTTAATGGCCTTGTCGAGTATAAAGAAGTGGGTTTAGAAACTAACTTTAGAAATAACAGAAACGCCTTTATTTTTCCTGCTAATTCTGATACTTACGTTGGGGTATTGGATATTAAAGTAGGTGATAAAAAAATACAGGAAGTATTATTACATTCTATTATTGAAATTTTACGTAAAGAGGATCCTTATTTACCATCTCCTTATTATGCTACGGACAGAAATAAGGTAATAGTAGCTAAAGATCCATATAGTAAAATAAATAAAATTGAAATAGGGTATATTAAATATCCTTTAAAGTTAAGATCGTTTAAAGAAACTTTAGAAGATACAGACATGTGCCAATTACCTGAAAGGTATCATATAGAGATAGTCAGATTGGCAGTTAAATTAATAATAGAGATGTTAGAATCTCGTAAAATAAGTATAATACTATGACAGTATTAGAAATGCATGAAGCTATAAGACTTCAATTAGATAAGACTAATAACTTCGCTGCTCCTGATTTTCTAGATGAAGAATTAGACTATTGGCTTAATGAGGCTCAGTTAGAACTCATAAAGCAAAAGATGTTCGGCAATAACTATCGAAAAGAAGATTTCGATATGGGCACAAAAAGAGCGGACGACTTAAGTATATTAATGAGGTATTCAAATGAATTAACTTATAATGTAGCTAATGGATCTCCTTATTTTAGGCCACATGCTTACCATCCAAATGTTGCAGTAGTAAATATAGTAGAAGATACTATGCCGGAGTACTTATTTTATATAGGAGCTGACTTTTTAGTTACAGATCCTAATGCCCCCAATCCTACTGTAAAGCCAATGGAAACTACAGTAATAGAGCAAAAACATATAGGTAAATTAGTAGAAACTCCTTATAATAAACCCTTTTTAAAAAATGGGTATGTTTATTTAAAAGAAGGAGAAGTGAATGTTATTTACGACCCCTACTCTACTCCAATATCTATATATGTATCCTATTTAAGAAAACCCGCTACTTTGACTAGCGGCATACCGGGGATAGGAGAATTGGGTACATCTGAATTGCCTGAACAAGTACATCCAGAAATAGTATCTTTAGCTGTAAAGTTACTTCTAGAGAATATAGAGTCGCCAAGACAACAAACAAATGAATTTGAATTAAGTAGAAAAGAATAAACATGACAGTACGTGAAATGCAAATGGCTTTCGATACAAGAATTCAATTAGTATCTGAAAGAGAAGAGGTTATGGAAAAACCCGATTCATATACTATACTTCAATTCTTAAATAGAGCTCAAGAAAAATATATAAATGATAATTTTTTAAGTGAGGGTACTTTAAAGGAAAATATAGAGTTTATACAGAAAAGATCTGATATACTTAGAAATATTATAAAAAGGCATACTAATGTAGAAAGTCTTATTCCTATGTCCTCTACTGAAGTTGATGGCGGTATAGAAATGGAATTACCGTCAGATTATTTATATTATTTGAAATCCTTTTCTTATGCAACTAACTCATTAGCCGGTATTTCAACTAAAACTTGGACTCCTAATAGAGTAGTTAACCATAGCGAATTAGATATGATTACTAATGGGGTATTTAATACTCCTATACTTAGAAAGCCATGTGTAGTATTCGAAGAGGATGATAAAGCAATACTTTATAAAGATAGAGATACAGAAGTATATAATTTAAATTATATATACCTTAGAAAACCTTATGAAATGTCATTAGAGGCCACGGCCCCTAATACACCAGCAGGATTAACTAATGTATGTGATTTAGATAGTTACACACATTTAGATATAGTAGAATTAGCTGTATCTATGTATATAAAAGATTACAAGTACAAATTAAGTCAGCAGTAATAAGATATGACAGCTAGAGAAATGCAAAGCAGTTTTGAGTATAAAGCTAACCAATATGATTCAGAAGCAATAATGCATTCTCATCTTATTTTCCATTGGCTTAATGAAGCTCAAAATGAAATTGTAAAAAGTTTATTTGAGGGAGATACTAAAGATAAAATAGCCTTCGGGCAAACACAAAGAATAGTAGATGATTTAAGTATACTAGTTAAAGAATCAAAAATTCCCACATCTTCTGGGTCTTCTTTGACTATAAAACCTAATTCTTTTGTAGCTACTTTGCCTGCTGATTATTACCATAAGGTAGGGGAATCGAGCACAATAGAGTTTACTAGTTTAAATGGGGGTAGTACTATAGTTAAAGTTCAGGGTGTAACTGAAAGTACATCTGATACTTTTAATAGTCAGTACAGTGATCCATATAGTGAACATAAGTTACACTATGAGACTGCTAAACCACTTAGATTATTTAAACAGAACTTTGTAGAATTGATCACAGATGGTAACTATAGTGTTACTTTTTACCATTTGAGATACCTTAGATTGCCTGTTACAATAGGTTTAGATTTAAATGATTGCGAGTTGCCGGAACATCTTCATTATGAAGTTGTTAATTATGCTTTAAGTTTATATTTTAAATCTATAGGGGATAATAGATATCCTGCTTATAAACAGGATTTAAACCAAAATTAAATAAAACACTATGTTAAAAGGAGTAAATGAGATATTAATCGGGAAGGATATTACCCGCACAGCAGCCCTAGTAGACGGCGCAGATGTGAAAACTATCCAAGAAAACATCGTAGAGGGAGAAGTTGTAGTTTTAAATAAAGACTTCGAAGTAGCTGCTGCCGCAATTACCTACTCTGACTCAGATGTTTTATATATAGCAGAAGGTTCTAGCGAAACTTTTGATTATGCTAATGAGGCCGGTACTGCGTTTTCAGGTCGTAGACTTATCTTGTCTGCGCCTATTAATGGTAAGGGCGTTAAATTGTATAGTGGGAAAGCCTACAGCGCCAAGCCCGAACAAGTCACTACTATCCCTGCTATAAGCGATTCTATCGTTGCAGGTACTGAGTATGTTTTACGTTTAGTATATAAAGATATTCCTGAACACCCTGGTCAATTTACTCAAACTTATCGTTATGTAGCTAAATCTGGAGATACTTCTACAGATGTATTTGATGGATTACGTAAGCGTATTGTAAAACATACAGGTAGATTAGCTATCTCTGGAAAAGGAGGTTCACGTGTAACTGCTAATGCTTTAGGTCAAGCTAGTTTAATCTTAACTGGTAAAGCCATTCCTGAGTGCACTACTTCAGTAAAAGATATAGATGAGTTAACTCAAGTATATTTTGAAGCCTACTTAAACTATGTTGATAGTAATGGCTTCTGGACAGAAGTTGGTCTTTCTACTGCTAAATCTACAGTAGCTCATGGTAGAGGAAATGGTACTTGGGAGGTTATTAGGGATGTTGAAAAACGCGCTAAGAGTTACAGAGGTATCGAGAATCGTATTTGGTTCCCTGTATTTGAACCTGAATTCCGTACACTTAAAGGTGCAGAGTATGGTCAAATAGTTATCGAACACGATGCTGAATATCGTTCTTCTGACAATCAGTACAATAAAGAAACTTCATTAACTACTGTTATCGCAGTAGCCAATGAAACTGGAACTAACCAGGGAGTGAATATCCAAACAAGATTGAATGCTTGGATGACTTCATTACCTAAAAGTTTTGCTGCTATTGCAATATTCTCATAGTCTATAGTTATAGATAATACAAGGGCGGTCGAGTAAAATCGTCCGTCCTTTTTTTGTTTAATAAAATAAATAAATACTAATATGGCAACACCACCAGGAAATACAAATTTTATACCGGGTGATATACTTTCTGCAAGTCAATATAATACTACAAATAATGCAGTTAACAAACTAGCTATAGAAGATAATGAAAGGGTTGTTTTTCCAGGCAGTTTACCTCCGGCAGATATAGCTAATGGACATTGGGTAATAACTGTAATGGGAGGAGATTATTCTAATTTCCCTGACATATCTCCTTATGAGATTACATCCCCTTCTGTATTGCAATACAACTCCTCTACTTTAAAATGGACAAGTTATCCTTTAGCACCTAGTACATCAGGTAGAACAGTCTCGGTATGGGATAATAGTATAACATATAATATAAATGACTACGTTACTTATAAAAACGCCTTTTCTTCTTCTGAAGTATATAAAATAGAATATTTATATAGATGCAAGGAATCGTCTTCTATTACAGAATCTCCAGAAAGTACTCCTTCTAAATGGGAAAGAGTGGGGCAATTCTATGATTCTTCTACATTAAGTAGTCACATAGATAATACAGAAAATCCCCATAATGTAACAAAAACCCAATTAGGTTTAGATCAAGTAGATAATACAAGTGACTTAAATAAACCTATATCATCATCTACTCAAATTGCTTTGAATACCAAAACAAATAATGTAGATTTTACAGGGCATACTTTTAATTCAAATAATCCGCATTCGGTTACTAAAGTGCAACTTGGGTTAAGTCAGGTAGATAATACTACAGATCTTGATAAGCCTATATCTACAGCTACACAAGCGGCAATTAACTTGAAGGCAAATGCAATTGATTTTAATAACCACGTTGTTACTTCTAGTATACACTTTACAGAAGGTGATATAGACCATGTGAATATTAAAAATAAAGGTGTGCTTACACATAACCAAATAGATTCACATATACTTAGTAATTCTATACACTTTACAGAAGGGGCTATAAATCATGCCAATATAACTAATATTGGAACTAATTCCCATTCTCAGATAGATACTCACATTTCAAATAGCACAGTACATTTTACAGAGGGTTCTATAAATCACCTTAATATATCTAATAAAGGTACAAATACCCATGCTCAAATAGACACACACATTGCAGATGCTACGAAGCACTTTACTGAGAGTTCTATAGATCATACAAATATAACAAATATAGGAACTAATACCCATGCGCAAATAGATTCTCATATATCTAATACAAGTAACCCCCATTCTGTAGATAAAACAGATGTAGGACTTGCAAATGTGGATAATACATCTGATCTAGATAAACCTATTTCTACGGCTACGCAAACAGCTTTAGATTCTAAATTAGATATTGAATCAGATTATTTAGATTTTGACAATGCCGTAGTTAATCCTTTATATAAAGAAGGAAGAGTATTTTACGATAATACTAAAAAGGCAGTATCCTACTATAATGATAAATCAGAATTAACTGTAAATTTAGGACAGGAAGTTTTATTTAAAGTAGAAAACCAAACAGGTGGGTTTATACCTAATGGTACTGTTATATGTCCTGATATTACTACTGTTATAAGTTTAGCAGATGCTTATTTTAAAGATAAGTCTAGAATTGTAGCAGTAACTACACAAGATATAGACAATGGGGATACAGGTTATGCTACTAAATTAGGACAAGTTGGAGGATTAAATACATCTGCTTATGTAGAAGGTGAGATATTATACCTTGGTACGGACGGTCAGTTTACAAATACTACTCCTATAGGTGGTGGGTATATTGTAGTAATCGGTGTAGTAGATGTGGTGGATGCTACCGAAGGGATTATTACTGTAGATACTAAATCTAGTGATTTGACAGTAGAAGTAACCGATACTAATGGGTTTCCAACAGACCAAAGAACTAATACCACTTTATCTTTTGTAGAAGGAACTAGGACATTTACAATAGCTCCTGTAGGCGTTTCATTTCATTATTATCAATTTGGTGATAAATTTTTAAAGACATCTTCGGATAGTATAGTTATTACAGATGTTACAGGAGGGCATTTAATTTATTACGACGGTTATACACTGTCTGAGATAGCCAATCCTACAGAGGCCCAAGCTAAAGATATTATATTAAATAAAGTAATAGTATCTTATGTATATTGGAATTCCACTACAGCGCAGGCTGTATTAGTATGGGATGAAAGACACGGTATAAATATGTCACCTACTGTCCATGAATATCTGCACTCTACAAGGGGATCGCAATTTGTAAGTGGGCTAGCCTTAAATGGTATAATTATAGATAATGGATCTTTAGATTCACATGCTCAATTTGGTAACGTATCGGGTAGTACTAGAGATGAGGATATAGATTTTGAAATAACCTCTACTGCTAGTACAATAGGGTATGAATATTTATATAGAAGTGGTGCATCAGGTTATTGGGTAAAAGCATCAAGGTCTGGATTTTCATTTCCTATAGGAGCTACCCCATTGCCGCAATATAATCAATATACCGGAGCAACTTATCAATTGACTGAAGTTACAAGTGGTAATTTTATGTTAATACATGTATTTGGTAGTAATAATGTTAATCTTAAACCTTTAGTTATAATAGGGGATTCCCAATATACTTCAGTAGCTGCTGCTACTACCGGGGCTAATGATGAGGTATCTAGAATACTAACTACCTTGCCTTTGCCTGAGTTCGTACCTATTGGGTCAATTATATTAGAAGGTAAAACAAATTTTACTAACTCCCAAAATACTAGGATTGTACAAACTAGTTTTGCGGAGGACTATAAAGATTGGAGAACTACAGAATTATCTTCTGGGGCAGCTCCAACAAATCATAATAATCTTTCAGGATTGCAAGTAGCTAATACAGGAGTAAATTGGGGACACGTAGACAATAACTACCCTTTACAACTTCCTAGTCTAACTACTACAGAGCGGGATGCCGTTGTTGCACCTAATGCTGGAATGATAATATACAACTCAACAACCGGAACTTTTCAAGGATACACTACTTCTTGGGGGGATATTTAATATTTAAGATATGTCTATAAATAAAGATGAAACTTTAGAAAAATTGAAAGAAGAAAATTTAGAGCTCAAATTAAATTCTATTAGGGAAGAAATAAATTCATTAAAGAAGGATTTATATTCCAAATTAGATTTAATTTTAGAGCAAACTGGTAAAACAAATGGTAGTGTAGCCCGGACAATGGAGAAAATCATTACTATTGAAAAACAAGATACCCTTACTAAACTAGAAGAATTAAAAACAAGATTAGATCAACAAGTAAATGATACTAAATTTTGGACTATTATCTCTACTAATAAATGGGTAACTGTAATGGCATCTATTTCATTATATGCATTGACTTATACAGAATTTAGAACTTTGGTTGGTAACGTATTTAAATTAATATTCTAATGGATAATGTAAGTAAATATATATCATATAAAGAAGCTACTAATTCGGAAACTGCTAAACGTAGGGGTATTTCTAATATTCCTACACAAGCTCAGTTGGAAAATATGAAGTTAGTAGGGGTAAATGTATTCGATAAAATTAGAGAGCATTTTAATACTCCTATATTTGTATCAAGTATGTTCCGTTCAGAAGAATTAAATAAGGCTATAGGAGGCTCTAAAACGAGCCAGCATTGCGCTAATAATGGGGCTGCTATAGATATAGATGCCGACAGATATGGTATGGTAACAAATAAAGAGATCTTTTCGTATATATTAAATAACCTTGAATTTGATCAATTAATATGGGAATTCGGAAATGAGGACAATCCTGCTTGGGTACACGTGTCTTATAAAGAAAAGTATAATAGAAATCAAATATTGATTGCGTTTAAAGACGAAAGTGGAAAAACAAAATATAAAGAATATATAAATTTTAAATAAAATGGCAACATTCGGTGAAATTATAAATTTACAACCTTATATATTAAATTGGCTTGTAAATGGAGATAATGCAGATTTAGCAGAAAGAAAGGTATCAAGTGAGAAATTGGTAGGGAATGGGTTTAAAAAAGTTACATATGAAGGTATATATACAGATTTTTTAAATAGATTTTTAAAACCAGAATCTTTAACTACTGATGTATACCCAGATAGAAAACCTTATTTTACTAATATAAATAAAGGTAAATTATTATCTTCTTTAATAGAGTATAAACGCAGATGGAATATTAATGAGGACTCTGCTACTTTAAAAATAGATTACGTAGGGTTTAAAGGTAAATATTTAGTAATTAAAACTACAGAATCTATAACAAAACCATTACCAGCCGCTGCATTTTTTAATGGGACTAGCTCATTTTTAGCTATTGAACCTTATGATTTATCAGCTGCTGCAACTTTTACCTCTAATGCTGATATAGAACTTGAAGTTAGGGCTACTACAGATATGGGGTCTTCTGCTCAAGATTCTACATTATTTTTTATACAAGTTATAGGCCCTACTTATATTATTTTAGATGGCGGTGTTTCTAAACTTAATATAAATGCTTTTGGGAATACTACTATTAGTTTAACTGAGGATTTATTTGATAGTGAATGGCATTCTATAAAATTATCTATTCCTTTAAGCCCGGCCGTTACTACTAAATTAACTGTAGATGGCAACGAATATGATACTGGAATTGTAGGTACAGGGGCTCCTAATTGGGGGTCATTTTGGGGAGCGACTTCATACATACATTGGGGAGCAGGTTATGTATCTCCGGGCGTAGCTAATAATTTTTATGAGGGCTGGCTAAGAAACTTAAAAATGACTATTCAAGGTACTGAATTTATTAATATTGCTGACCCTTCTACAGGTACTAATACAGGAACTGCTGCTGATGCTTCTGTAACAGATGTAATCACACAATAATATTATGAAATCTAATAGTAAAAAATTAGCCTATTTACTAGTAGGGGTAACTTCTATCCTTACTAGTTTTGCTATTTATAAAAGTTTAGAAGGTATAGGTACTGCTATATGGTCGACTGGTATACCAAGTGCAATAGCCTTATATGCTAATAAACAATTCCAAGATAGGAAATGGGGAGAAATAAATAAAGATAATAAAAATGGCAATAGTTAATACAAACGAATTAAAAGGTACCAAAGGTATTAAGGAGATTAGATATCCTGATGAAAATGTAATGTTTAGATTTACATCTAAAGATTACACTGGGTACCTTATACTTAATAATGAAACAGGGCTATTTGAATTCAATCCTCCATTAGATTTAGGTGCTTCTACTGGTACTACCTTTGAACATTACCAAGAGAATCATGGTTTTGCTGTAGGCACTCCTATATATCATGATGGTATATCATTTAAAAAAGCTTCATCCTCAAGTGAGGATAAACTAGCAATATGGGTAGTAGTAGAAGCTGAAGATACTAATAACTTTGTTGCAGCGCAAAGCGGTAGGTTTACTATTACTGCTCATGGGCTACAACCAGGTAATTTTTATTTTGTAGGGGAGACGGACGGGTCTTTAACTCCTACTGAACCTGCTAGTTATAGCAACCCTGTAATATACGTTGAGAGTACAGAAGTATTTCACGTGCTACCTTATAGACCTTCTACTACTGCGGTTAACGGAGGTGGAGGAGGAGGCACAGGGGCTGTATCTTCAGTATTTGGAAGAATAGGGGATGTAACAGCACAGTCGGGAGATTACACTGCCTCTCAAGTAGGGCTAGGGAATGTTTTAAACGTAGCCCAAATACCCGCCTCTGAAAAGGGAGCTAATAATGGTGTAGCTACTCTAGACTCTGGAGGTAAGATTCTAGTTTCTCAGTTACCTGTAACCATACAAGGAGGTATTAGAGTTGTAGGTTTTTGGAATGCAAATAATAATACTCCTGATTTAAGTTCTTTATCGCTTCAAGATGGGGAGGCCTATCAGGTATCTGTTGCGGGGTCAACTGCACTGAATGGTATTACTAACTGGGAGGTTTATGACTTGGCAGTATACAGTAGTAGCGTGGCCGGTAATTGGTTTAAAATTACAAGTTCGAATAAAGTTCTTTCTGTAAATAATCAAACTGGTAATGTATCTTTAACTACAACACATATACCACAGGGTACTAATTTATATTATAGCGATGCTTTAGTATCTTCTAATCCAAGTGTAGTTGCTAACACTTCTAAAATATCTGCCAGTGGTTCTATTAATACCCATTCAGATGTAGACACGGATACCTTGGCTCCTGCTAATGGGCAGTTTCTAGGGTGGCAGGATGATCAATGGGTGCCTATGACTCCTCCTAGTGGCATAACTGGTGGAAATAATATAGGTTTAGAAAGTGGGGTCGGACTTGTTATAGAAGGTTACCCTTTTTCACCAGATAGGATACCTTTGTGGAAATTGATAGAGGGAAGCGGGATATCTATTAATACTATATCTGGAGGTATTCAGATATCTTCTACTGTGGCCGGGGGCGTAAGTTCTGTTAACGGAAGAGTAGGCGCAGTGACTTTAGATACAGATGATATAGCTGAAGGCACTGTAAATAAATATTGGGAAGAAGCCCCTTTAGATGGCAGGGACTACGTTCGTAATTCAGGTAATTGGGTAAGAGATAGTAGGGTAACTGAAGTTATAGTTGTAAATGGAACTACTACAATAGCAGATATAAATAATATTTTAGATGCTATTCCTAGGGACCTAAAAGGAGGTTATATATATCTTAGTTTCGAAGCCGGCTCTTATATATTAAATGCTTTTTATAATATAGTAGGATTTCGTAATGGTACTATTTATGTAACAGGAGGTGAGGTAAGTAATATAGCAGACCCTAGACTTGTAAATATAAATGTACAAAATAGCTTCTTTAGTACTAATCCAGAAGATAACATTAGTATAGAATTTAAAAATATAGGATTTATATGGACAGCTAATTATTTCAACCCTGTTTATTATGGAGAAGGGGACAAAAACATTAAATTTTATAAATGCCATTTTGACTATTCCTCTACTTCTAATACATCTTCTATATATTCTATAGCTGCCAGATCTTATAATAAAATATACTTAGATGAAAATTATTTAATTGGGTCAGGAATTCCAAGTAGTATATCTCTTGTTAATGAAGATACTTTATCAATTTCAAGAATAGGAAGTTTGACCACATTTAGAGATAATACATCTAGCGCAGCTAAATTTGATTATTTTTATACAGGGAGAAGTTCTGTTATAGATGATGGTGGAAATACAGGGGCCGATAATTTTACAAACGGGTTAGCCACAATACTATCCCCTGCTTCTATGGGATCTTCTGTAGAAAGTGTTAATGGTCAAACAGGAATTGTAGTTTTAAATACGGATGATATAGATGATTCTACTTCAACTAATAAATACGCTAACGGTTCTATAAGTATCCACTCTGACGTAGATTTAACAGGTTTAGCAGATGGGCAAGTATTACAATATAATAGTACATCTGGTAATTTCGAACCTTATTCTATCTTAGAATCTTTTTCTTTCGCAATTTCAGATTTTGAAACAGCTTTAGAAACAGGATTAAAGGATGTATTCAACTTTCCATTTGATTGTTATCTTGTCGATATATTTATAGCCGTTAATCCTAATGATTTACCTACCGGGTCGCCATTTATCATTGATTTACATGGAGATGATAATGTTACAATTTTTACAACGCCTCCAAGTATAGATTCTGGAGAACAGAATAGTTTAACAGCTACTGTACCTCCTGTAATATCTACAAATACTTTTAATAGGGGAGATAAATTATATGGATATATAGATCAGGTTGGGGCTACAAATGCGGGAAGTGGCGCTAAAATTTATATGAATTTAAAAAGAAAATAGATGAATGTAATTAGAGTTTGTAATGGGGAATGTAAAGAAGTACCCTATCCTAGGAGGGATATTTCAAAACCTATTACTGGGTTAGAAGAAGGTGTTGTTTTTTATTATATAAAAGAAAATGAAAAACCTACCTATGATATAAATAAATCCAGATTAATCAAAAAAGACATACTGACTGATTCTAAATGTCATAAATATCCACATTTGCTTGTATGCGAGCGTATATATGAAGTAGTTGATTTCCCTATGGAATATGTTGTAAATATGTTAAAACAATCTATGGAAGATCACTTAACTCAGCAATTGCCTGCTATAGAACAAACTAGGAATATTACTAGGTATTTAACATTGAGGGAATACCAAAAAGAAGACAGAATTACCGAAGGGCAGTTACGAGAGTTATCGTTTCTAAATGAACTTGACAAATGGGATATTGAACTTAGAAATGATTTAAACAATAGAATACTAGAATATAAAGAAAATAATATTTTCCCATCTTTTACAGGATGGTCTATAAAACCAGAATATTATGATTGATTGTGTAGTAATACAGTGGAATGCAGATAGGACAAGCTATTCAGTAGTTAATTATAACTATCAAGTATCTAACTTACCTATAATTGGATTAGACGATAATTTAGAAGTTTTAGTTAAACGTACTCCATTTGTTAAACCAAATTACGATCCTAGACTTAAGGTTCTAATTACATTATTAGGCGTTTCTGAAGATTACGATACTGAATTCCCCTTAAATAGGAAATGGGAAGAAACGTTCGAACTTCAAGATAGAAGTCTAGAAGACCAGAAGATTAGTATAGTAGAGGCTGAAAATTACGCAAATTTGAAAGTATTCCCTACGAACAAGCAATTTAAGTACATTGTACTAATGTCTGCAATTACTTACAGATTGACCAGCGGGATGACGTTGACAACTAAAGAACAAGAAATAGCTGATATCTTTATAGCTAAGGCTCAAAAGATATTTACTAATTGTAATGTTTGTGAAAGTAAAAAAACAGCTTTAGACGATGGCGAACTAGTCGATCTAGATTCTGATTGGGAAAATACAGATCCGGAGGATGGGTTACTATGAAATCTATTTTGAATTTTAAAGATAAAATTAATAGAACTATGGTTATAAATGGGAACAGGTTTGCTGCCAAGCAAGCGCCAATCATGTCTTTTCAGACAAGCAAAAATGGAACTTTTAATCCTTCTATTGAAACCTCAACGGGAAATACATTAAAATGGGTAGTTGATGGAGTTGAGTATATTACAAATACTCTTAGCGTTGAGCTAACAGGGGATGTTGTAGACGTACAGGTTTATGCAAATAACTTTCAAGAGGGTGACCAAATATCTGACGTAAACTTTTCAGGTCAAAATATAATTGGAGAGTTAGATTTTAGTTATTTTGCTCTGAGAGGGAACTTTTATGCGCACACAAATGCAGGATTAACAAATGTGCGTTACAGTACTGATAATATAGTAAGTAATCTATATTTATATAGTACTGGTTTGATAGGAGTTTTGAATTTATCAACTGTGGTATTCAATGGGTATTTCTATGTTCACAATTGCCCCTCATTGACAAATATTACCTTCAGTTCATCTTTATCAACTCCTATCTTAGTTCGTGCTTACAGTAATTCTTTCACTGGGACGTTAGATTTTTCAACTGTAAAATGCACAAATTACGACATATCAAATAATAGTAATCTGACAGACTTGGTGATGTATGAAGATAACACTTTGAAATCGCTAACAGCTATAAATTGTGGTTTTACAAGTTTAAATTTCAGTAATACCCGCATGGCATCTGTAAATGTTCAGAATAATACATCGTTGTCAGCAATGACATTTAGTAATTTAGATAATTCAGGCGCGATAACTATATCAGGGTGTTCATCACTATTGACATTAGATTTAAGTAATTATCAGTTATCTTATCTTGCTGCAAATACAGTGAGTTCATTAAGTTCAATCACATTTAAAAATGCGCCACAAACGCTATCTTTATGCAGTATAACAAATACGCAAATAAGTTCATTAGATTTAAGCAACTTCACCGTAACCGCCTTTTATTGTTATTTTTACAACAATCCTAATTTAAGTAGTGTATCAATGCCTACTATAACTGCAAATATGCAATTAATAAGAGGTTATAATTGTGCATTATCTCAAGCGTCAGTAGATAGCATATTTAGCTATTTAAATACCTTTTTTAGTTCGACAACTCCTATCAAATCATTAGATGTTCAATTAAATGGCGGCACGAATGCAAGCCCAACAGGAGGGGCGAATAATGCAGATATTTTAAATCTGATCTCAATATATAATGCGGCAGGTTTCACATTTACTTATACAATAAATTAAATCTATATCATATAACAAGTATTAATTATTGAATTTAAATATATAAATAAAAATAATGGCAAATAACGCATTAGTAAACATTCCCGTACTTTCCGTTAATGGACTTACAGGTAATGTAAATATAACCTATACAGATTTAGGAGCTATAGAAGAAGCTCCTAATGATGGTAGTATATACGCAAGGCAGAATGAAGGGTGGGTGATATCTAGCTCGGGCGTGCCCGCACCTGCATCAGATAACTACACTTATTCATATAGAAATAATGATTGGGTAAGAACAGTATATAGCAACTACGCTAGTAATATTATTATTAATAAATCTACTTCTGAGACTAGACAAGGTTTACAAAATAAGTTAGATGCTTTACCTAAAGATTTAAATGGCGGTACCTTAACTATAGTTCTAGATGCAGGAACCCATTCTGGAGATGGTACCTCATTGAAGGTATCTGGATTTACAAATTGTACTATTGAAATAAAAGGTTCTGGAATATACACATCTGGGCAACAAGCGCCAACTGTATGGACAGGTTCTTTACTGGAAGTGAATAATATCCCCCATAGTATAACTATAGAAAAAATACATTTTTTGGATTCACTAGATCTTAAAAATATTAATAATATATACATAAAAAATTGTTCATTTGGAACAGGGTATGTAAATATTGCTTCAGGTTCTAAAACTAATTGTTATATATTTGATAGTTTCTTCAATAATAATATATTAGGGTACTTTAACGCAAGAACCAATAATGTAATATTAGATAGTGTAACAGGGAGCGTAACTTCATATTTCATACCTACTTCTCCTGGTAGAGTTTTAAGTATACAATATACAGGTTTTGATTATGTGGCGTTTTTTAGTGGACTAGATCCGGTAGGGGACAGTACCGCTAACGATAACTTTTATTTTGGCAAATATGGTGAGAAAATAGAAAGTATTGAAGAAGCCCCTAATGATGGAAATATATATGCTAGGCAAAACGAAGGATGGTCAATACTCCCAAGTTCAGGCATTTCCGCCCCAGCCGCGGATGGATATACCTACTCATATAAAAATAATGATTGGGTTAGGACAGTATATAATAGTCATGGTAGTAATATAGTAGTTACTAAATCTATTGTTGAGACTAGGCAAGACCTCCAGGATAAATTAGATGCACTGCCTAAAGATTTAAATGGGGGTATCTTATATGTCTCTTTAGCTGGAGGTACCCATACAACAGACGGTGTAGATTTGGAGATAGAAGGTTTTAGAAATGGATCAGTAATAGTGGCAGGTGGCGGTACTTACGTACCTGGACAACCAGCTTCAGCAGTATGGGTAGGATCTTTCATAAATATGTCAAATTTAAAAACTTATACTGTTGTAGAGAGGATTCATTTTTTAAATTCATTAAATATATATAACTGTCCTGATGTATATATAAAAAGTTGTTCTTTTGGAACTGGATATGTATATACTAATAATTCAGCTAGAGAAAATATATATTTATATGATTGTTACTTTGACAATAATATATTAGGCTATTTTAATGGAAAAGAAAGCCATGTCATTTTAGACAGTCTTACTGGAAATATAACAGCTTACAATTTCCGCACTAATTACGGAAGTACTTTAAAAATGGAGTATACAGGATTCGATTATACTACTTTCTTTAGTGGTTTAGATCCAGTGGGAGATAGCGCATCCAATGATAATTTTTATTTTGGTAAGTATGGAGAAACTTCACCGGGTATAGAAGAAGCACCTATAAATGGAAGTGCCTATGTTAGAAAAGATGGCGGTTGGGAAGTAAGTGATGCTAGTTATTTAGAAAACGATGCAGTATATTATATGGTTGCCGGTACAACTCATACCGATATAAATTCTTTTCTAGATACCCTACCTAAAAATTTGGGGGGTAAGCATGTTAGATTTTATTTTTCAGAAGGTTTTATGGATATGGAATGGACTGACAATGTTAATTTTAATGAGTTTTATAATGGTAATATATCCTTTTTGAATAGTGCTTCTATTGACAACTCTTTAAATATATATGAGAGCATTAAGTTTAATAATTGCAGTAGTTTAAATATTAATTTTTATAGATTTAGTATTACAAAAACTGGAGGGGCTTCTAATACAACCTTTATAGAACTGACAGATAGTTTATCTATTAATGTTGAATTTGATCGAATAGCATTTATATATAGTGTTGCTGGGACTTCAAGTTTGGTTTACTCTCCTAATGCAAGTATTATAAATTTTTCCGAGTGTAGTATTACAGGCGTGACAGGATTTGTAACTACAAGTACTAGAAAGGCAGCCTCTATTGAATTACATATTTATAATTGCACAGGAGATTCTACTTATATTATATATAAATCATTTGCAGAACAGACTATATATTCACCTTTCAATATATATACAGATGGGATATCCTCTATATATACTACAGGAGTAGCAGTTTCAGGAGTCCCTTATACATTGTCAACCTACACAATAGCACCTTAATATGATAGGAAATTTAATATCTAATATAAAAGACGCGATCACTATAATATCTATAGTTGTCACGCTAGGCCTAGGATACTGGGGTAAGGTACAACAAGAAGAGGCAAGTAGGGCTACTAATAACCTTTATTCTAAAACGGTAGAGTGGAAGGACGAGAAAGGGAGGTTAGTGACGGAAGTAACAGAGTTACGTTACACTACTAAAGAGTTGAAGGATATAGCTAAACTAGACTCTACTAAATTAAGTAGGGCACAGAAAGATTTGCTACAGGCTAACAATTTAGTTAAAGAACTTAAACTTAAAGAACGTAATGTAGAAAGTGTTAATATAGCCGATTTAAGAGTACATAACGACTCTTTGGTATCTACTATAACGTACGATAAAAATAACAAATTAGAAGCCCTAAAACCTATCAAAACAGAACATTTATATATAGATTTTAAAGTAGAAGGTGATACCGTACTTGTTGATCATAAATATAATGTTAATATTAATACTGTAGTTAGAAGGGAAAGGGATAAAGTAACTAAAGCAGGCAATCCTAGATTTTTTATTGCTAGATGGGTAAACCCTAGATGGCAGTATTCTGCTATTAATGTAGCAGATGATGATAAGGCTAAGATAGACTCCGCTATACATATTAACTTTCAAAATAAAAAAGGAAAGAGATGATTTTTGAAACATTAAATACTATTGTAAATGATATCTTAAAAATAGCTAGGGGATCTGAAGTATCCTCTAGTGAGCCTATATCTAAAAGGCAAGTAGAGAATTGGGTTCATCAATACAGAGCGTTACTATTATCTAGAGATTTAGAAAAAGGATATTACCCTAATCCTGCTTATATACAAGAGATACCTTTATTACAAATAGAACAAGTACGAAGAGAAGGCGGGGGAGCTTTAAATGCCCAGTCTTTTCCTTATACATTTGACTTCCCATTACAGGCTGGGGATAGGCAAGTAGGTAATGAGTATTTTCTTAGGACTGTGCTTGATATACCTAAAGTAATAGATATAAATTATAAACCCGGGTTTACGTACATAGGGGATACTTCTGGTAATGAATATCAATTTGTACCACAGCACAGGGAAATATGGCAGCAATATAAAAGATATACCTCTAATTCTACTTTGAGCTTTGAATTAAATAATAAGATATATCTTACTAATAACAATCCTGATATAGAGTATATATCTATAAGAGGTATATTTGAAAATCCTATGGAGGTAGGTAGGTTCCAAAATCCAGTAACAGATTTACCATTAGCAGATTGGGACACTCCTTACCCTATCCCTAATAACCTTCTCCCTACTCTAAAAGGAATGATACTTGAGAAAGAATTAAAAATAGAAATATCTTCTCCTAACGATGATAAGAATGATAGTGATCACGGGTTAAGTAATAAAGCAGAAAAATAATATGGCATTTTATAGCAGAGGACCAAATAAAGTTCAGAAACCTTATGTTCTAAAAGATATGTATTTAGAATACATTAAAGACAAGGAAGAAGGCTCTCCCTATTATATATCATATAATAAATTTGTTACTATATGTACCATGTATTATAAATCAATGGCAGAGTATATTAAGGAAGGTAAACTATATTTATTGCCCTATAAGTTAGGGGAGGTTTCGGTATTAAAGAAGAAACCAAAAAACATGACAAGGGAAACAATGTCATTAGATTGGGAACAAACCCAAAAATTAGGAAAGCAAGTCTACCATACCAATGATCATACTAATTACTACAAGTATGTTTTTTCATGGGGAAAATTAAGAGCCCACTTTAAACATAAAGGTAGTTATAGAATGGTATTTACAAGAGAACATAAAAGAGATTTGGCAAAGAAGATTAAATCAGGAGAATACGATTATTTTGAAATAGATTAAGTTATGGTTTATAATACAGTTAGTGTAAAGCAAGTCATTGCAAAAGTAATGACAGATAATAACATACAAGAGGAAACTCACCGTATACCTGATATGATAGAATGGTGCGGAGAGGCATTGGAGAAGATAGGAGCGTTCCCTCAACTAGATACTGTCGTAACTGGTAAAGAAGGGGTTCCTCTATTAGAAATAAATAATTATCAAACCCTTTTACCTTCAGGACTGCATACTATTATTCAAGCAGTGTACACTGAAACAGGCAATTATCCTTTTTCTGCTATGAGGTACGGCACTGGAAGTTTCGATACTAAAAAAGGAATTACAACTAGCGCAGGAGTTAGTAGAGAGGAGTACAATAATGAAACTAGTTTTACTACCGATGTTACATATGTAGTGGTAGGTAATTATATGAAGTTTAATGTCCCTACTGGATATGTAATGTTGGCATATACTACTATACCTTTAGATGAAGAAGGCTTTCCAGTAGTTCCAGATAATATAGGATTTATAGATGCGTTGTATTGGTATATAACCATGAAATTGTTATATCCTAAATGGGCAGAAGGAAGGGTAAGAGATGCTGTGTATTATGATGCTAGGAGTTCTTGGAATTACTATAGGAAACAAGCATATGGAAATGCGATGATGCCTAATGGGGACCAATTAACTGCTATTAAAAATACATGGAATAAGTTAATTCCAGAGTTCAATGATCAGAATACTTTCTTTTCTACTACAGGTGAAAAACAAATAAAATATAATACAAATGGAGCAAGTTACACACATATTCTCTAATGGGATGGACACTGATACTTCTTTTGCTTTAAGAAGTGAAGGTACTTATCTATATGCTGAAAATTTAACTTTTACTAAGAGTGAAGATGGAGATATGGGAGCTATGCAGAATAGAGTAGGCAATTGGTCTCCTCCTTTTTCCGCAATGGCAACTGACTCTAATATAAAAGGTGCTTGTTATATAGATAATTGCGTAGTGTTATTTACAGTTAATAATAGTGGCAGTACGTCTAGGATATATAAATATGAAAATGGAGTTACGTATCTATTATATACAGATGCTTCTTCATCGGTTAAATTAGGGTTTAGAAATGAAAGTGATTACCACATCTCTACTACAGGGGTAAAAGAATCTGAAGAACTCGTTAAAGTATATTGGGTAGATGGGGAGAACGGCCTTAGAGTTATAAATATAAAAGAAGATGTAACTGGGAAATCCGCTTCTTATTTTGATGCTGTAATGCCAATGTACGCCAGTTTAGATTACACACCTACTATTCAAGCAGGGGCTGGTAGTTATAAAGCAGGGAAAGTATATCACGCTGTTCAGTTTTATAGATTGAATGGGGGATCTAGTACTATAATATCATTCCCAGAAGGTAATAACTTATCTAAATATATAGATAAAGATGGGGGTACGGATAAAGGAGAAAGCACAAACTGCGCTATTAAAATAGATATTTCTGGAATAAATAGTTCGTTGTTAGATTTGTATAATAGGTATAGAATCTATTCTATATTTTATGACACTTATAATACACCACAAGTTAGAGTAGTAATAGAAAATCCATTTGCTTCAACTTCTATAAGTACAGTTGACTACGGAGATTATATAGATGAAATAGGATTAGATGAGTTCATAACTAAAAACCAAACATCTTATTCGTCTACTAGTATAGAAAGCAAAGATAGCGTGTTATTTTTAGCTAATATAAGTGAAACTACTTTTGAAAGTGATATTATAGATGCCTGGGATTCTAGAGCTTATAGGTATAATCTTAGCGGGAGCGCTGCTATATATGATAGTGTAAATTTATCTAATTATATAGTATTAGGTAATGACTTAAAGATATCTCAAATATACGGTACTGTACCCGGGGCTTCTATAGGAGGTAATGTTCCTGAAGAATTTGATTGTTATAATAGATATAATCAAATATATACTTTTAGATTAAAGGATAGGAATACTAGTTATGGATTTAAATATAATAAACTAGGAACAGCATTAGGCGGAAGCGGTTTAAATCTAAGTTATAGTTTTGTAACTAAGAGTGATACTATTGATGATCCGGGAAGTATAGTAGATATAGGGGATACTAAAGATATAGTAAAGCATATACAGGAAGATAGGTATATAGAATGTGAAGATGGTGAAGTATATAGAATAGGTATAAAATTCTTTAATAAAAATGGACAATCCAGTCAAGTTAAATGGATAGGGGATGTACTTTGGGAAGAAGCTTATATAGATACCGGGAATCCCGATTCATTTCCAAATGCCCCTGGATATGTAACAGGAAGTTATAGAGAATACGGGGACACTTTTAAAACAAACCCTTCTGTGGCCCCTCCTTATACAGATACATATGATGTGTTAACTAATAAAAGTTATAGGATATTAAAAGTAACTATAGATAATTTACCAAATGATCCCAATATAAAAGGATGGCAAATAGTAAGGGCAGATAGGTCTGCTTCCACCTGTTCTGTAGTTGGTAATGGACTACTAGTAGCATCCGAGGTTAATGAAACTACTAAGACAAAATGGCCTTCCATTGCTACACAAAGTCCATCTACTAAACCTACATGTACTACTTTTAAATTTGTATCACCTGAACTTATGTTTAATGATCCTGAAAATTTATCTTTAAGTGGTTATAGAGTTAGGGTATATAATAGAGTATCTAGGGATGGGAGTTTACCTCTTAAATGGAATAGTATAAATATAATTCCTAATTCACCTTATTGGGCTACTACAGAGAAACTACCATATTTAGGAGGATTACCTGTAAGGTTCGGAGTTGGAGGTACTTATAATTATTTAGCATTAACTAATCTTTTTGATATTACTGATTCTGTATACTCTAAAATATCTCACGCACAGGATAGTAAAGGTGATTCAAATGTAACTATAAATGGGTATACTTATAAAAATCAAGTTATGCCTAGTAGTGACAGGTCAGGAGGAGGATGTTCTTCTTTTATTATAGAACTAAATAGACAAATAGAAAGATTGGAAATTAACCCAATTAATGAAGATGGCGTTTATTATTATGGATCTATTATTAGAAATGCTGATTTTTCTAGATATGGAGGATCTACTTATAATGAGATTTTAACTACGGAATATGTACCTTTTTCTAAAGTTGCACTAGAAACAACTACTAATGTAGAGTGTAAGTATGGAGATGTATATACACTAATGTATACTCATTACCTTAGTAATTATTACGATGACTCTGGCAATCCTACATTTTCACTAGAACATATTAGAACATTCCCTGTACAAACAAAAATAGATTTGAGAAAAAGGCAAGATAGGATTTTAGATTACCATATACCTACTAGGCAGAAAGATGCAGGAGCTAAATATTTTATACAAGAAACTGTAGCAGAAGGAATAGAGTTTTATGGGGATAATTATCCTACCGAAATCGGAGACTTATATACATTTAATACAGCATATTTGTCACAGCCGAAACATGATGTTTCTTTTTCTACCCCTGCTGATTTTATAAATGTATCTGAGAATTCAGTTAAAATAATTAATTCTGAAAAGAAAATTAATGGGGAGCAGGAAGATAGCTGGTTACAATTTTTACCTACTAATTTTATAGAGGTAGATTCAAGGTATGGGGGTATTACAGAACTTAAAAGAGTAGATAATAAGTTATTTTTCTGGCAAGAAAATTCTACAGGGTTATTAGCGGTAAATGATAGGGCGATAATAACTGAAAGTAATGGAACTCCATTGTCATTAGGTACAGGAGGTGTACTAGAAAGATTTGATTACATCTCTACTACTATAGGTAATAAGTTAAAAAACAATATAGTAAATACAGAGAATGGAATATTTTGGTACAATGAGGGTAAGATATATCTATATGACAGTCAGATAAAAGAACTATCTACTACTAAAAGTGTAAATAAATATATTAAAGATATAGGGTATATTCCATCTGTAATGAATGCTGTAAGTTTAGAAGATAAGAAAGTATATTTTAAATTAGGAGCTGAGTTATTAGTGTACGACACCCTTCAAGGTGCTTTTACAGGAGTATATACTACAGATTCCGATTGGAATAGTAGTTATGGCAATAAAGTACTAATGTATTTGAATAATAATACAGGTAGGTTATATGAAATGCCTCAGCAGAATGCGGAAAAAGGAAGTTTCTTTGGTACAGTTTATCCCTCCACAATAAAGTTACTATGTAATGGGAATAAATATCCAGTTACTAAAGTATTCGATTTACTAAGTTGGGAGTCCCAATCTAAAGATAGTAATGGCATTGTATACTATGACGATACTTTTAATAATATAAGAGTATATAATAGTTATCAGAATACAGATTGGCAACCCATAGAGTTCAAAAGAAAAGAGAGAACATTTAAATCTAAAATTCCTAGGGACAAAGTAATAATCAGCGAGATCTTCTCTGGGGATATATTTGATGCTGGTAATTTTGGGACACCTAAAAGAAGGATGAGAGATAAATATATTATACTAGATTTAGAATACGATAATGCGAGTAACAATACTTTTTCATTTCCGTATATAAATATAAACTATCGTAATTCAATAAGATAATGGCTAAATCAAAAATAATTAAACCTTTTAAAAAACAACAACTTAAAAATGCTAGAGCCAAGCAAGAACAGTTGCCTGAATATGGTCTTGGCGGAGATGTCTTCGCCGGGGCTGCTTCTGGCGCTGCGGCAGGCTCTGCGTTAGGTCCCTGGGGAGCAGCAGGAGGGGCAATAATAGGAGGGGCAGTTGCTTATTTTGGAAGTAAGAAAAAACAAGGGGCGGAAGATGCCGCAAAAATAGCCGCTAAGAAAGCGGAAGAATTTGAACAAGGTAGGCAAACTGCTTTAGCTAATTATACACCTTCACAAAGTTATAACCCTGTTAATTTTAAAATAGGCGGTATAGTAAAGGCGGGCAATGGACTTAAAGTATCTGACAAGGCCAAGAAACAAGCTGATTTTAATTACTATATACAAGATGTATATAATCGTCTAACTCCTGAGCAGAAAGTTGAAATTAGTTCTTTACAAGATATTGTAGATATAGGAACTAGATTAGGCAAAGCTGGAGAGTTAATGGAAGAAAGTCCTTCTTTATATACTCCTGTACAGGAAGCCGATTCCTCAGCTGTGAGATCCAGGACAGAGTTAGAAGGCGAGTATAAAATACCTACAGAAGGAAGATCTAAAGAATCCGATGCATTTGGAGCCAGATCTTTTTCTTATATAAACCCTGCTGTAGTTAAGAGGTATGATACCAAAGGTAACCTTAAAGAAAGCTACAAAGTAGTAAAAGACCCCAATACTAAAGAGGGGTATAGAAAAGCTACAGAAGGGGAGCCCCTTATCAAATTTGAAGATGGGGGTGTATTTAGTATGTATACTAATAAGGCCAAAAAAGTAGCAAGGAATGTAATACAACAAGTAGTTCCGCCTAGGGGGTATTCAAATAAATTAGAAGATGTAGTAGATGTTGGAAAGGTCTCGATAGGAAATTTATTATCAGGAGAGCCTCGTAAAAGCGAAGGGGACTTAAGAGAGGATATGTGGAAGTACGCTTTAGGAACAAGTGATTCATTAGAGCACTTTGAAACTTCTCCCTACTCTCCAGCTTCTTCTAAAGACCCTAATGCAGTATATCATAGGGCTAAAAATATAGATAGGCAAGCTTTTCTTAATAATGCAAAAGAATATTTAGGTAGTAATGAAAGTATAGTAACTAAACAAGGACTTCCACTAAGTGTAGTAAATGAAGGGTTTAGAGACGTATATTCAGATGAAAATCCTGATGATGAAAAATTGAAATTTTCAGACGCTATGGGAAGATATACTATAGGTAGAGGGTCTGATGACAAAGGTAATTATATATCTTACTATGATAAATGGGATTTAGCAAATCCAATAGCAAATAAGGTACTTAAAAGACAACCTGAAATTTATGATAGGGTGTACTATGAAGAAGATGATTTAGGTAATTATAACCTAATAGATGAATTTAAATGTGGAGGTAAAGTGAAAAAACCTAGAATAATGAGAAATGGAGGGGCACAAATAGATACTGTTAATCCAAATGTAGAGGTAGAAGGAGGTGAGACTCTTTTAACTCCACAAGGTGATAATATAGCAGTAGAAGGCCCTAGCCATGAGCAGGGCGGTATCCCTATGAATTTGGAAGGGGGCACACAAGTGTTTAGTGATAGTTTAAAAGTACCTGGTACTAAAAAAACATTCTCAGATATTAATAAAAAATTAATTAAAAAGATAGATCAGTATACTAAAGATTTAGAGTCCTCTAATTCTACTGGAATTACTAGAAAGACGGCTGAGAGAATGCTTTCTAAATTAAAAGGTGAACAACAAGATTTATTTGTAACCCAGGAAAGATTAAAGATTCCTACAAAAGGAATGCGTAAGAATGACGTAGCAAAAGCAGAGAACGGCTTATTAGTAAATAGAGTTCCTACATATAGTCAATTGCAAATGCCTAGCATACAAGCTGGGTTGGCTGATACATCGGCTACTCTAGCTACCCCTCAAGGAGGCTTCCCAGCATCCCCTGCTTTAGGCGGAGGAGGCAAAGGTCTTAATATGGGTAATGGTATATCTGCCGCAGCTACATTAGCGCCAGCTTTATATAATATCGGTCAAGGTTTATTTGGAGATGTAGAAATAGAAGAGCCTGTTAGATATGATAATTTTGCAGGGCAGGCTGCTGCTGCTAGATTAAGAGGTTTAAAAACAGATGTATCTCCTCAATTAGAAGAAGCTAAACAAAGTTACAGAGTAGGGAGGCACAACCTATCTAAGGCAGCTAGGTCTAGAGGAGAATTGTTAAGCGGCCTAGGAGGACTATCTGCTATGGAGGCTCAGACTAGAGCAGGTATACTGTCAAATGCTCAGAATTTAGATAATCAATACACTGTACAAGAAGCGCAGCTATCCTCTAATTTGGGAGCACAACAAGCACAAATGGATTTCCAAGCGCGACAGGCTGCTAATTTAGCTAACCAGCAGGCGCGTACAGCGCAGAGTAATATGTTACGTACAGGACTTTCGCAAACTAGTCAAATAGTACAGAATAATCAATTAATGAGGAATCAACAACAGCGGGATGCCATGAGAATGGAATCTTTACAATCCCTACTTCCTAATTTCACGGTTGATCCTAGAACAGGAAAGATAATTTATAAAGGATAATACAATGGCAATTTCACGTTTCGATAGCCCTGCTGAAGCTCCAGTTATGAACACTTATGTTCCTATTCCTTTTCAGGAATTGCAACAGGCGGCTTTAACAAGGCAACAAAGATTTGAAGAAGGTCTGGCAGCAGAAGAAGCCGTTGAGACCGAATTAGGCACTTTCTCAGGATTAGGGTCAGTATATTTACCACATAAGGGTAAAAGTGTAGCAGTAGGAGATAGAGATAGGGTATTAGAAAGGGTATCGCAATATAATAATCAGATAGACCAGTTAACTTCTAAATACCCTGATAAGTCTTCACCTGAATTTAGAACTGCTATTAGAAGTATAATAAGAAATATGCGAGCTGATAAGGCACCTACTGGATTATTTGGTAGGGCTGAGGCTACGACAGCAGCTTATAGAGACATACAAAAAAGGTTATCAGAAAATGAAGATTTGGCTACAAGTCCACATTTAGGGCAAGATATATACGCCGGCCTAGAGGATTTTGCAAATAAGTCTTTAAAAGAACAAGTAGATTTAGATATACCAGCATCTATAGGCAAACCTATGGATGTAGTCGGAGAGTTATCTGATCAGATTAAGAATATGAAAACCATGATAGGCGAGAACGCCTTTACTGAGGACGGTTATATAAAATCTGAGTATTTGGAAACACTTACTCCTGAAAGAATACAACAGGCCGCTATGGGAGTTATAAATTCTAGACCTGATTTACAAAGATATGTGGCTAGGGAAAGTCAGTATTACGGCAGAGATCCTCAAGAGGCTATCCAAGGATTAGCCAATACAATGGTTGATTTATTCCAAAAACAAGCGTACAAGAAAGATTTAAAAGGAGACCCTACTAACAAGGCTAATAAAAATAGATTATTATCTGGTATAGGAGAAGAGATAGCAGTAGCCGTTCCTGGGCAAGTGTATACTCCTAGGAAAGTAGAGGATAATATAAAGGATCTTGGCAAATCCATACAGGATAAGGAAACTGAGATATCCCAGTTCAAACTGGATATGAATATACCACAAGGCTCTACTATAGGGGTAGATGAGTATGGTAATAAGAAAGACTTTGCATCTACCTTAGCTATTAAAAACAACGAGAAACAAAACATGCTGGATGAGAAGGCTAGGTTTGAAAAATTTAATAGTTTAGCTAGGGAGCAGAGTGGCTGGACAGATGAATACTTATATACTAAATTAGAGGATCCTAAAGTTCAAGAAGAAGCTATTAAAGCAGCAGAAAATGAATTTTACGCTTCCCTTAGATCTTTTAATCCTCATACAGGGGGTATAGATACTAAAAAGTATGAGTCCAAAGAACAAGAGAATGCAGAAAAAGAAGACTATATAAATAATAATTGGCAACGTGTAGCTACTAATAAATTAAAGCAAGACGACACTAATTATAAAAAATATGAACAAGTACTACAAGGATTTGGAAATACTTCTGCTGAAACTGCGGTTGTGTATCCTTTAACAAAGGAGTTAGTAGGTTCGGAAAATGTAGATTTTATAGAAGGTCTTGTTAATAAATATGGAACTTCTTTTGATATAGCAACTAAAGAAATAGTAAATACTAATACCGGATTGCCTATAGAAGATGAAGGGGAATGGAAAAAAATGAATTTTGAAAAAGCCAAATTCTTTGGGTACTTATTTGGACCAAGTGGGGAATTGAAACTGAATTATATAGTCCCTTCTAAAGATACAAATGGTGAGAATACTTCTATTGTAAGAAACGCCCCTAAAGGGTTAGAAAAAGCAGTATTAGAAGGCAATCAAGATTTCCTATTACAGAAAATAATAAAGGATCAAATATCTTATAATTTTAAAGATATAAGTGAAGATATGCAGCAAGATACTGTATATTTAGGTCTTGCAGGTCTTAAGAAAGAAATACCTGTTATAGGTCCAAACTTTAATAAAAGAAAAGGCAAATGGACAGCCGCTTATAAAATAGAAGGCGAAGAGGTGCCTTTAGAAATAGAAGCTGACAATAAAGAGGAATTAGTATCCAAGTTAGCTTTCGCTTATGAAATGGAAGCAAATAGTAAATATAATAAATAACAACATGAGTAATAAACTTACTAACGAAAAATTACAGGTTTTATTAAATTCTAAAGTAGATCCGACGACGGGTTTACAACAACCTGAGCGTAGTAGTAATCTTACAAATGAAGACTTAGCACGGGGGTTGAAGTACGCTTCACCCTCTTCTTTTTTAGGTGGTAAGGATTTGCAGCAAGACCCTACTAAATTTAATTTCGCTCTGAGGACAGATGCGGATAACCAAGAATTAAGGGCTCAAAACCAATCTTTTACACAACGTACTATGCATGGAGCTGGTAGGTTGATAGGAACTACTGTAACTAAGGCATTGTCAGGTCTAGGTTATGTAGGGTCTGGTATAGGAGCTTTAGCAAAAGGCGATATCAATGTCATGTTAGACAATGGGTGGTCTGCTGCTTTTAATGAGTTAGAAGAAGACATTAAAGAAGCACTTCCTATACACCATACTAGAAAATACTTAGAAGGAAATGTATGGGAGCAAATGGGTACATGGGGATTTTGGATGGACGATGTAGTAGACGGAGCAGCGTTTATGCTATCCTCTGCTATAGGAGCAAAGGGTCTAGACAAATTAGGTACCGCTACTAAAGTATACGGTAACCTTGCAAAAGCAGTATCTAAAGGACTTAGAGCTACTAAATTAGGTAAGGATATAGGTAAAACAAGTATCAGGTTAAAGAAAATAGCAGATGCGATGGATTTCGCTACTGTTACTGCTTATAATACTACAACAGAAGCTGCATTTGAAGCTAAGGATACTAAAGACCAAGTATTAAGATCTTTACAATCTAAAGTAGATAGGGGAGAAATATCTAAAGAAGAGGCTGATAAAATAGCTACAGGTGCTGCTAGAAATACATTTTGGTGGAACGCTGCTGCTATAGGACCGTCTAATGCTCTAGCTTTAGGCCAGATATTTAAAAAGTATGACTTTCTTAAGTTAGGTGCTAAAGGTACAGGACCTTTAAGTAAAACACAAGTAGCTAGTATATTTGGCAAGAATGCTTTACTATCTGCTGCTTCTGAAGGGTTGTATGAAGAAAACATACAAAATGCTATTCAGTCTTATAATACAGATGTTAATACTGGATTTGGACAGAATGGGGATTGGAAAGATCATTTAACAGGAGTATTAAGCAATGCTGCTAAAAACTTCACTACAGATGAAGGTCAAAAAGCAATGGCCTTAGGTGCTATTATAGGTCTAATACCAGGAGGTGTAGGTGGAGTAAGAAATGCCCAAGAATCTAATAAAAGAAATTCTATTTTAGCCACTTCTAGAGGAGTACAGCTTAATTTACTTAAGCAAGGAATAGCTGATTTATACGAACGAGATAATGCAGGTAATGTTGTTCTAGATGAAAATAACAAAGCTAAACTAAACCTAGACAAAGTACAATCTGACTTTGCTAAATTGTACCAAGAACAGGCAGATCTAACCGCTATGTTAAAGGCCTCCAATTCTGGAAATGAATTGATGGTAGATTTTCTAAAAGAACGCCAGGTACAAAGTGTGGCTAAACTACAAGCTGCTTCTAATTTAAATATTAATTCTTTTGAAGATTTCATAGATACCTATGCTCAAAAAGAAATAGAAGAAGTAGGGGAAGAAAGTAGGGATGGAATAGAAGGCCAAGCTAAAGGCTATAAAGAAAGGGCTAAAGAATACTTCAAAATATATGATAGTATAACTAATAATTATGGTGGGTTATTTAATTTTGGAAATTCTAAAGAAGCTGTTGCTTTTAAAGAAAGCGTAATAGATTCACAATTTAATGAGGCCGCTACTCAATATTTTTGGGAAACTAAAAAGAAAGAGTTAGAGGAGTCTTTAAAAGTAGCAGAGGATTCTGCTAATGTATTGGATTTAGATAATAAACTAAACGCATTAAAAAGGGAAAAAGGAGTAGAAGTAACTGAAGAAGAAGCTAAACTTCGCATAGCTCCAGAAGCGGCTAAACGTATAGAGTCTACTAAGAAACGCATTAAAGAGATTGATAATATTCTATTAGAGTCCTATGAGAATATGAAAGATCTTCTTAATGAAGGTAAGCAAAAAGAAAGATTCGAAGAAGAAAAAAGACTTATCGAAAATTTCAAACAAGTTGTAGATGATGCAGTTCAGCAACAAAAAACTAATACTAGGAGCGAAGCAGATAAAACATCAACTAAAGATAGAAGTGGTAAAGAAGTTAATCTTTCTAAGTTCTCCTACGAAGATGCTTTTAGACAAGGGTATGAAATAGACCAGCCTGCTACTGATATTAATAACAAACTTAATAATATCACTCCTGGCGCTATTACAGCGTATTCTATTAAAAATGATGAAGCTAACCATAAACAAACTGTATTTACAAATGGAGATCCTAGTAATGATGTATTAGGGGTATCGGATGTATTCTCTAGAAAGTTACAAAATATAAATACAGGCGAGGAAGTAGATGCTAATATAAGATTTAAAAATAATCAATTAGTAAATATAACTTATAAAGACACCAATAAAGGAGAGGAAGTTTCTTTTACTTTACCTACTAAAGAAGATGGTACTAAATATACACTAGATGACTTCAATGAAGTATTAGACTTAATCCCTGCTATATCTGCGTTTGAGGTTAAAGAAATAGAAGGTGAATATACATATTTAGGTAGAAAAAAAGTATCTGATTTTGATGCATTGGCTAGTCAAACAAGACTAGAAATGAAAAGAGGTAATAGAGAAGTGCAACGTAGTATTTCAGACAAGGTCTCACAGATTAAAAGAGATATTGAAAATGGAATATCTAAAGGTTATGCTGACAGTAGGTACGGTAATACAACTTTTAAAGAACTGTTTAAAGATGCCGCTATACAGCATTACCCCGCTATTCATGCAGGTAAAGTAGGTATCCTTTCTTTGGAAGGAGGTAGTGTTATCTTTAAAGAAACTACTTTAGTACAAGATGACCTTAAGTTAGTTAAAAATATATCCGCTGTAGCTTCTATAGAGGACACTACAAAGTTAAGTGACCTTGAAATTTATATAGCTAAAGATATACCATTTAATATTAGTATAGAAGAATCTGGAAGTACATATAAAATACAGGATAAATTATATACAAATAGGCTTGTAAATAAAATAGATGCTGTAGAAGAAGATAGTAAAGGTAATCCAATATCTGTAACTCTTACAAATGAGTTAGGAGAAAATATAAAATTCACTACTCCTAATATAGTAGACAGTATAGCTAGTAATTTACTGCTGTTTGAGATGGGCAAGGATAAAACTATTATAGATTTATTCGGTACAGATTATTCTGACTTTGTTGTAATTAGAAAAGAAAATACTAAATACCCTGAGAATTACACAGTATATAGAAAAGGAGGTAGGTACACAATTTATACAGAAAGAGGTACCTTAGTTAAACCTCACTTTAAAAATTATAAAACTATAGCATTTCAAGTAGATAATGAAATTTCTAAATTGGCTATTGCTTACGCCGATAAATTAAAGTATAACTATAATAAAAAAGAAGTTAAAGATGAACTCACTAGACTTACTAGGATTTTTAACTCCCCAACAACAGGAGAGGCTCTTAAGTACCCCACTAAATCAGAGGTACTCGCTACTGAAAGAGTGGAGAGACCAAAAGGAGAATTAAAAGAAAAAGAAGAGCAGGATATAGTAAATAGCTCTATAGAAGATGACGCTATATCTGAAAGTGCTTTAGAGCAGAGAGAAGGGCAGAAGGCTGTAATTGCAGAGGAAGCTACAACTGATGATCTAATTAAACTAACCGATAGTATAGAACCTATAGAGCCAAGTGAGGTAGAAGATAGGCAATATGAGAATGAGGTTTTATCTAGAGGTGTAAGACATACAGCTAGTGCTATAGGCTATGTAGCTAATATAGACGGGCAGCCTAGACCTATTAATGAAGAGTTTGGTAAGTATGTAATTAATCAAAATATCAAGGGAGATTATGTTACTCCTGATTTGGATATGGAGAATGATTGGTGGAATACCGACCAAGATTACTCAATAGAAGATAAGCAGAAAGTTAAAGATGCTATAAAAAAAGGATTAACAGCCGAGCAAATAGATAGGTTATTAGATTCTAAAAAACCAGGGTTTACAAATTGGGTAGATTCATTACCTATTAAAATAGAGTATGGTGAATTTGATTACGGCATTTATATGCATAGGTCAGATTATCCTCATATTAGAGTACCTAAAGATATAGAGTACGCTAACTATAAAAATAACGGTGAATATCTAGATGCTATAGACAAATATAAGAATAAAATAAAGTCTCAAACAAAAGCGGCTAGGTATAAAATAATAGAATCCCTACTTAAAGGTAATGTTGTTAACATTCCTGTGGAAGGTAAATCTATGGGTACACCTAACAATATAGGAAATAAAAGAAATCTAGCAGAGGTATTAACCAAGATAGAGTCTAATATAGATCTTAGAGAGGTTACTTTAGGAGTAGCTACTAAAGATGGGTCTATTGATAAAGGCAATGGAAGAAAAATGGTAGGTAAGGGTAGTCAAGGGAATATATTCTTAGAGACTTCTTATACTGCTAATGGTGAGGTAGGGAACTTTAAATTAAATCCTGGATATTTATCTCAAGAGCATGCTATTATTGTGTTAGAGACATTACAGCAAGCTTACGATCGTAAAAGTGGAGGATTTAAAGGTAAGTACGAAGGTAAAGGAGTTACAGGTGATTTAACAAGATCTCAGATTTTAAAACTTCTTGTAGTATATGGGGAAGATAATACTAAAGTAGAAAATGACCCTAATAAACAGCATTTAAAAGAAAAACAACTTTGGGTAAAAAATGCTAGAATACTACATTATGGTACTAAGACTATGCCTTTACATAATCCAAGTAAAGAGCAGCTATCTGATTTTATAACTTGGGCAACTACTAAGAAAACATACGCTATTAATAGGGATCAACTTAATACAGGTGTTTATAATAAAGACTTTACAATTGGTAATATAAAGTTCATTAAAGGTAAGGACAACTATAATAGCATGGTATTAAAGTCAGGTATGGTTCTTACAGATTTAGATGTAGTAGAAGGTACTAAATCTTTAACTAAAGATCCTGCTGTAATAATGGACTTAGAAGCTGCCGGAATTTCATATAGCGAAGTTATACCTACTAAAAAGAATGAGGTAGTACCTAAAGAAAGTAAGGTAGTACACACCTCTCCTAAAAAGGTAGCTAACGAGGTTAAACCTAAAGTTACAGAGGCTTCCGAATCTTCATCTGATGAGGTTAAACAAAAAGTTACTAAAAGAAGAAAAAATGCAGCAGGAGGTGTAGCAGGAGATAAGTTAGGAAACTTTACTAAAATTACTTCCATAGGAGTAGGAGGTAGTGTATATTTAGAAATAGAAAACGAGGAGGGTGATATATCTAAGAGAGTACTAGGAACAGTTGAACAAGACGAAGAAGGTCTATATTTTAGTTTAAAAGGAGTTGGTGCCGAATTCATTATTGTAGATAACGCCTTTAAGTCAGAAGGCGGGGATATCAGTTTGAATGATGCTAAAGCTTTCCAACGTATTAATGCTAAAGTTGGCATATTTAGTCATATGTTTAAGTATGATTCTCCTGGTATATCTGAGAGTAAAGTAGAAGAGTTAGAAAATAAAACTGCTGATATACAAGCGGAAACTCCAGAGGTAAAAGTAGTTAATCCGCCATCTCAGGAGCAATCTAATCCTTCCCCTACTAAAGCTTTCAAAAATACAGGTAAGACAGGGTTACATCAGTTAGGTAGAAGTCCATTTAAAATGGCTACTAAAAAGCCAGGTACTTATACTTTAGCGGATCTCCAAAAGGAAACAAAATGGATTAAAGATAGATTTTCAGATGTTGAAGTAGATATAATAGATAATTTTATAGAGTTGGCCGGAGATAGAAGAGCTATGGGGCAATCTAGAAGAGATTCTATTTTATTAGCTACAATGGCTGAGGCTGGTACAGCATACCACGAAGCTTTCCACCGTGTATCTCTTTTTTACTTAACAGATGAAGAAAGACAAGGTATATATAATGAAGCTAAATCTATATACCCAGGCTTAGAAAATAAGAAGGACTCAGAGATAGAAGAATTTTTAGCAGAGCGTTTCCGTAATTTTATTATAAGAGAGCAAGATAAACGTAATTCTAAAAAGAGTTGGGGAGCTAAAATATGGGATGCATTTAAAAAGATATGGAATGCTATTTCAAATTTATGGATTAAGCCGAGTAGATTTGATGAATTGACCTTGGATAGATTATTTAGTGATATAGAGCAAGGAAGGTATAAAAGAACTAAGATAGATCCTACTAAATATAAAGACTTAACTGATACAAGTGTAAACTCTGTAGTTAAAGGATTTGAATTAAAAGGGACTAGGCTTTATTCTATACAGACTGAACAACAACTTAAAGAAGTTGTGCAATCTATGTTTTATACTTTAGCTGAAACCAATTTACTTGTTCAATACGATGAGGAGACAGGTGAACGCACCTTAGGCCTAAGTTCTGTAGAGGATCTTAAAGATATAAAATACGGTCCAATGTTTGAAGCTATAGAACAGGAGTATAACGATGCCTTATCTATAGGTGAAAGTAATGAAGCTTTCTTATTAGAAATACCCACAGCTACGCCCTCTAGACTTCGTGAAATTAGAGAACAAGCTTTTGGAGATCCTAATTTCCAAGGAGATTTACAAGCAGAATTAAGACAGCAAGCGGATAGTGCATTTAATATAGGACTTATTTATGAAGAAATTTTAGACCATAGTGAAGTATTTACAGAGGTATTGGAAGATTACCTTAATGGTCTTAATATTAGAACTGTAAATAAAGATACCGATATAGATTTAGACGAATCCCCTGATGAATTAGATGGAAGTACTAGATCAGATTTTGATAAGTATAATAAGATAGCGTTCGAGTCATCGGCTAAACACAATGTAGCAGCCAATATCAAGTTATTATTATCTATTCTCCCTGCTTCTAATGAACGTAGTGAATTGACTGGGTTATATACATTTGCAGAATTTGGGCAGCTAATGTCTAAGATATATAGAGATCTTAGAGGTATTAGAGACGCGCAATCTATGATGGATAAACTTGTAGAATTATCAGAAGGTAATATTACCTATTCTGTTCTTGTTAAGCATTTAAATAAAGACGAAACACTTAAAACACAGTTCTTTAGAACAGTTAATAAAAATGCTCTTGACTTTGTAAATGCCTTAGTATCAGTAGAAGATGGTAAGCCTAGGATTACTTTTGGAGCATCTGCTATACAAACAGCAGGGGCAAGGAAGTTAAAAGAATGGAACAATTCTTTGATAAGATCTGGTTTATTTAAACATAGTAGAGGTGGTGAACCTATCCCTAATATCGAAGCCTTTAATAAATTACAAAATAAATTTATTGATCTATATGATAATATTAAATTTCAGGTAGATAGAAAGAAGAGTATTAATAATTTAGAAGAATTAAAAACTGATCTTATTTCTATTTTAAATGAAGCTGGTATTGAAATAGATATTAAAGGATTAGAATTAGCTTTATCAGATATTAACGATATTCAATCAGAAGCTTTATTAGATTTAATTCAAGGAAGTGAGACATTTAAATCTCCTATATATTATATATTAGGTAAAGAGGGAAGTTTAGATAAACTTTTTAGAAGTAAAAACGGCACTTATAAAAATGATAAAGGAAAGTTTATCAATTTTGAAAATGTCTACACAGATGAAAAAGGAGCCAAATACTTATCTAATAAACAAGCTGAAACTAACCCTTATGAAGAGGGAGATTCTATATTCGGAGCTGGTGGAAACAGGTATTACACTATTATGCAGCACACCTATACTAGTAATACTTTTAATGAGTTTGCTAAGAATCCTGAGGTTATAGAAGCTAAATTAAATGCTGTATATAATAAAAATAGTAGATTTCTTAATGCTTTGAAAGACGACCCTAAATTGGCAGAGATAGTAGGCATGAAGACTATGGCCGCTATAGTTAGGGAGGATGAATATGATACTGGTAGAGAGTACCAAGGAATTACTGAATTAGAGGATTATTTGCTTCGTATAGCCGCAAATGAGAAAGGACTATTCACACCCCCTACTCCTGCGGATCGTAGATTTTACGCTTTCTATCAAGGTTTTAATGACCTTAAATTAGATGGTACTATGGATACAGAAGGCAATATTAATGAGGAAGTATTAGAAGTATTTTCAGATTACGTTAAAGACGAAGAGGCCCGCATGAGAGTTGTAAGGGCAGATATAGACAAAGTTATCAAGGGACAACGCGATTCCTCTACTTTATTCGAAAATTACCATTATAAATATTTTGGAGCAGGCGAGACTGTACAAGAAGGGCAAGTGGTTATTGAGGGAAATGATATAGTTCCTGTAGGGAAGAAAGTTAAAAATGGAGGTAAGTTACTTAAGCGGAATAATAAATATGTAGGAGGCGGAGCTAACTATACCAACTTTGCATCTTTTAACAACAATACACCTACTAATGTAAAGCAGGCATTACAGAGTATTATAAGAGATCGTTTAAATGATGAAATTAAATACATTACAGACTTAGGAATTGTAGAATCAGAATTAGATAACGGGAATTATAGAATTACTAAGAATTTACTTTTGGACGACGGTATGTTAGATCGTTATAAGAAAGAATTAGTAACAGAAGACGAAGAGTATGCTGCCGAGAATATAGTATTAGACAATTTAATTAATACTATGATGGCCAGCATTGAGACAGGTAAACTTATTACTGGTGACCCTGCTTCGTATAAATCTCCTGAAGATCATGTTAAACGTCTTCCTGGCTATACCTCTACTGGGGATAATACACGGAATGACTTCCCTGCTGAATATTATACAGATAGTCCATTAGTGCATTCTAATAAATATAATGTAACTACTTTCACAAGTAAAATAATAGAATCTACATATTACGATACTTTGTTAGATATACATACTAATGCACTTATATCTGAGGGGGTAGTAGCTAATAAAAATGAGGCTAGATCTATAGCAAAATTAAAATTGGAAGCTTATTTAAATGTAGATCAAACAGATGCTCAAACTTTTATTACACCTGAAATGTACAGGGCTGTTGCTATCAAATTAGGTGAATGGAATAATGTAAAAGAACAAGCATATCAGCAGATATTAAATGGAGAGGGTAGTAATATGACAACTAAAGACGTTGTTTTCCAACCTCTTAAAATGACATATGTAAATGTACAATATGTGGATGGCCATGCTATAGCAAAATTCGATAAAATGTCTATGGCTACTTTATTTAGAGCGGATATTAAAGGCACTAAAATGGAGAAGTTGTTAGATAGAATGGAAGCTGTAGGAGAGTTCAAAGGTCTAGAACCTATACACCAAGTTAAATTCCACACTGCTGAAAAAGTAGGGGGTAGAGATAGAAAAGAGATATTCCAAGATAATGGTGAATTTGTAGAACTATCTGAGCTTAACTACTACGATCAGGACTTTGATATGCTTAGGTTACAGCTTGTAACAGATCCCCATGAAGTTAATGAAACTTTAGTAGGTTCTCAGTTTAAGAAAGTGGGTATGTCTAATGTTAAGTTAACCGAGACATACGGTAACGGTAAAACAGGGGCCGAAATAGTAGAGGAAATAAATAGTATGCTTTCTGAATTATCGAATAGAGGTAAAGATTCCTTATCTGAGGAATTCAATCTAGATAAAAGTAATAAGATAGTAGATAAGCAAGTATTTATGGATAAATTAAAAGAAGAAGGTAAAAAAGCAGGGATGCCTGATTATATACTTGATACTTTTAAATTGAATGAAAATGGAGATTATTACGTAGAACCTGACGCTCATCCTGGTAATAGAAAATGGATACAGAATAGGGTGTTGTCTATAATTAAGAAGGCTACTATTGATTTGAAACTTCCAGGCAATGTATTTATTCAAATGTCTAATATAGGTATAGCTAAGGATAAAGAACTTAGGCTTATGGATGAAGAAGGATACATAGAAGCTAAAATATCTGTAAGTGTATTTAAAAATATGATACCTTCATATAATACTAAAACACATGCAGAAAGAGTTGAATTCTTGCGTTCTAGACCCGACATCACTGCTATGGCATATAGGATACCTACTCAAGGACAGAACTCGACATTCGGTCTTAAAGTGGTTGATTTCTTAGATGAGAGAGTGGGAGATGTTATAGTATTGCCTGCTGAAGGTACTGCTGTTGGAGGTTTTGACTTTAATTATAGAGTCACTGCGTAGAAATACGCTGAAACCTTTCAAATATATCAATCGTATAACCACATAAAGGTTATACAATGGAAAAAGAAATATTTAATAATTATAGTATATCGAATACCGGAATTATAAAAAGTAAATTTACCGGTAAAGAAATGAAACAATATATAAGTAATGTAGGATATTCTGCGGTTAGACTTACAATAGAAAAAGGAAAAACAAAATTATTCCACGTACATGTTTTAATCGCAATTGCTTTTTTAGATTATAGTTTAAGTAGTAATTTAGTTGTAGATCATAAAAATAATATAAGGACAGATAATAGATTAGAGAATTTACAATTAGTAACTAGAAGATTAAATAATACTAAAGAATTTACAGGGAAAGTAAAATATCCAGGAGTACATATAGAAAAAGGAAGAAGGCATTATAGAGCTCGGATAAAAAATAAAGATAAGTATTTATCATTAGGTTCCTACTTAGATCCTAAGGATGCATACAGAGCTTATATGAAATCTTTAAAAGAAATAGATATACAGGCTTATAATTATTATAAAGATATATTTGGAGAATAAATAACTCCTTTAATTGCTGGGAACTCCTATAATAGAGTATAGGGCAATCAGCAGCCAAGCTTCGAAAGAAGAAGGTTCAACGACTAGTCCGGCACGTTAAAAAGTGCGGTAGAAGGACGTACATCCAAGTGGATGGAAATGGGGAGCACCTTACTAGATAATGCTAAAGGTGAAGATATAGTCTAGTCTGTATGGTAACATACAGCAGTTCATAAGAGAACGGGTACAGATTAACGACCTGTATTGAATATTACGTGACATTGATAAATTGTATTTTATACGCCATAATTATACCAAAGATGGATATAAGATAGAGTACTTAACTGATGACAATTCTACTCTTGAAGAAAGAATGGAGGCGTATGCAGAAGAAGTATTAAAAGATAGATTTAAAGATATTAAAAGAAAGTATAAAGGTGAAGAAATAGATAAGAGGATTAAACTTGAAATACTTAATTGGAAAAACAATAATAGAATTAGTTTTGAAAAAAGAAGTATTAAAGCTCAAAATACTAAAGAAGCTGTACAGAATAGGTTATTAGATATGTATTTTGATATTTATAGGGATAGTAAGCATGCTGCACATAGAACTCAACCTTTAGGATATGGAGCCGACCAATTGAAAAAGCTTGCAAAAGATATAAGAAAATGGAATGGTACTATAAGAACTGATAAAGAAGGAAATGTAATAGAAACAGACGTTGAATCACTTAAATCTACTACTCCAGTATTTAACTTAGATGTTAAAGCTAGGTATAAATTAGGTAAAGCTTTAGGTTCTTATGCTCTTTCTAACGTTCACCATGCTTTAGGTCAGACAGTAGGACTTTCCCTTAACCAGAATATAGGATCTGGAAACCTAAATGAATTTGGAAATACCAGTCTTGCAGGATTATTAGGTAGGGATAATGAGTATATAATGGAGTGGTTCTCTGCTCTTATTGATGCTCACGTTGATATAGCAGCCGATCCTTTCATTTACTTCTTAAATGCCAATGATTATACAGTTAAAGAACTTTCGTTACTATTAAGAGCCGGTGTTGGCGGTATTAAGACGTTTAAATTTATAGCCCAACCTATACTGTCTTCTATTGCAAAAGAAGTAGAAAATGCTAAAAATAATATAGGTCTTGATATTCGAATTGCCGATGTTGTAGCTTCAATTAGAAAGAAATATGAAGCACAAGCTAGAAAACATGGAGTTTCGTATGTAGAGTATAACCCCTCTATAGATAATTTCGATTCTATATTAAATGAAGCAGAATTAGAAGATGCTTTTAAAGAATCTGCAAAAGAGAATCCAAAAGGAAGTTTTTACGTACAACAATTAAGGGTATTAGATGCTTTCCAAAGTATATCCTTACCTGCCCAGATGCTATCAGAAGCTGTAATGGCTAGTAGGATTGATACTAAGAAATTTGGTACATCGTTCTCAGAGGTAGAGAATTATACTATTAGAGTACAGAAAGCTTTAGATGACGAGGCAAAAGGAGCGGGAATTCAAGGTTTCAAGAAGTTTATTGAAGATACTTATTTAGGTGCCTATACCAACAATAGTATAGATCTATCTTATGGTATGTTATCTAATATATCTTTAGAGACCAAGCCTGCTTTTCGTAAAGCTGTTAGAAATATCTTAACAAGTGTAAATAAGAGGTATACTGCAAGTGAGAAACTAATAAAGACAGTATCTGATGAGATATATACTAACCTTACTGCTGCTTATTTTAAAGAAAAAGGTATACTTGAAGAAAGTATGATCAAATCGCTTATATATGGAAATAACAGTATTCCTAAAAGAGTAGAGGATATAAAAAATGGCAGTATTAAAGGATTTGAGAAGTATAAAGACTCAGGATTACTTTCTAAATTAGTACCTTACTATAAGCAGGATGCTCCTGATATGTTAATATTTAATAAGCCTGATGATAAGTATGAAAAGGATTCGTTAGTTAGATCTTGGAAAGATATGGCAAACAGTACTAATCCAGATGTTAGAGCTTTTGCACAAGATTTATTCTACTACTCCTATTTAACTAGTGGTTTTAAAAATACTCTTAATTCATTTTACGATCTCGCCCCTAGAGAATTATTAATAGATGAGGGCTATAATGAGTTTATTAAAGAATATTTTAGTAAACTTAACGATCCTGATTATTTTGATATGTTCTTAGATGAATTCTACTTAAATAGTTGGAATAATAGTGAGTTAGTACCTGAAATTAAGGATAAGAGTATTAAAAGTAAGAAAAGTGCTAGTAAAGGAGGTACATACATGCTATTTACTGATAATATTTCTTTTTATGTAGGTAAGAATAATAAAGGCCAGTCTATTTATAGACCTTATATTAAGTATAAAGGGCCTGAAGGTTTAGAACTATATAAGTATACAGGTACTATATCAGAAAGAGGCAAAGAATTTGCAATTTATTATAGGGTAGAAAAGAAAGGTTATAATAAGAATGGATTTGTCGTAAAAGAGAATTTAACTAAAGGTACAATATTCTCTTCTAATAGGACTGGATTACCTGATAGCGTTACTAAATATCTAAACCCTACTAATATATCTTCTATAGCGAATGCTAAAAATAAAGACGGTATTAAAATATTCGATTTCCTAAGTAAGGCAGATTTCGTTAATATTGAGGATATGGTAGTGTCCCAATATAAAAATGATATAAGGGATTTCGATTCAGAAACACAGGCTAAAATAAACAGAATTAGACCTTTAGATTTGACCGATGAAGCCACTAAATTATTTAGTACCCAAGAGATTGTGACTACTAGTTTAGATATACAAAAAGGTTTCTATACTTTGAATAATAATAAAATTGTATTTATTGATAAAATAGAAGAAGATTCTTATTTGGTTGAACAGTGGGGATACCAAACACCTACTTCTGAACAGATAGATGCTAATATGAAAGAATGTTAAAATAATAAATAATGAGTTGTCCTAATAAGAATTTAATAGATTACCAACGATTGGTCGACAGTCTTGGGGAGAAAGGGGCATTCCATGTATTTATAAAGAACGGTAATAAAGTTCCCTATATACAAAATAGGGAACAAAACCGTTTTATATGGGATGTAGAAAATAAGTTTGGATTAGTTGATTGGCCCTCTACAAATATAAAAGGCCTTAATCAAAAACAATATAAAGGATTCGATAGATTCACTACTGAAAAACTTATTAACCAAATACGTGAACAATATGTAGGTGACTATACTATTAAACGTGTATCTCCGTATGGGAAAGGGGAATTCGGATTGAAGATAGAGGGTACTCCAGTTTCTAAAGAAGAACTAGATAGTTTTTACCCTACTTTAGAGCATAGCGAAGCTTTACATAAGTACCTCTATTACAAAGAATTTCAAATAAGGGAAGAAGAGGCAAATGAGGATATACTTCCTTTAGATACGTATGATCAGAAAATAATGGACTTGAGTTCGGGCAATTCTGATTTAAGAATATCTAAAAGAGGTGTAGAAAAGACACTCCTCAAAATGCAAGCTACTTTAATGTCTAATATGCCTAGAATAAAAGAGGTTATATATGATAGTACTTTAGAAGTAGCGGGTAGATTAGAGGCAGGAGGAGAGATAATAAAAGTAAACCCTGAGTACATGACTACTGATACATTAGGTCATGAATTTGGGCACTTACTTATAGATTTGAGAGGAGGATTAAGAGACCCTTTTATACTACAAGCTATTGAACAATTAGAAAATACTGAATTAGCACAAGGAGTAAGAGAGAGGTACCCTGAATTAAAGGGAACTGAAAAATTGCAGAAAGAGATACTAGCCCAAGCTATAGGTAAAGAAGTAGTTGATTTATTTCAAGAGCAGGAGGAAAATAATAAATTTGAAAGATGGCTACTTAGATTATTTAGATGGCTAAAGTCTCGTTTAGGTATTGAAAAAAATAACGCTAGAGAGTTAGCAGGGATGCTAATAGGGGAAGTATCTTTAGATGAGAGTAAGTTTCTATTTTCACCATCCGATTATCCGCAGGAACAAAAGTTAGCAGAAGATGGGGATATAGTTGATGAAGAGCTTGAAGATAGAAAAGACGCTTTAGAAAATTTACAAACTGCTGCTAAGATTAAAAATAAGTATCAACAAATACGTGACAAGGCTATTGATCTTATTAACACTCGTATACGTAGAGAGACAAGCGCAGGTAGGGCAGGTAGTTTACAGTCTTTAAAAGAAGTATTAGAAAAGTTACAAAATGAAGGAATAGATGATAAAATAGCTATCGCTTCCTTTGTAGACAACGCAGTTACAGCTATTAATTCCATATACAAAGACTATAAAATTAGGAAAGAAGAATATGATAATGGAGACCCTGATGCTATAACTATCAAAATGCTTAATAGATGGACTAATATACTATCAGCATACGATACTTTGGACACAGTCTCCTACTCTATTATGGAGGACGAATTCAACGTGGAAGGTATTTCCAAAGAAGATCTAAATAATATGCGTAGGGATGTGGATGACGCTATTAAGAAGAAAAACCTAGTAAAAGAACTTTACAAGACTTTAGGGGGAGATTTAATGTCTAAGACATTAGCTAGATATACTACTAAAATATTGGCTGAGAAGCGTAATCAATTTAAAAGGGAATGGCTGTCTAAAAATAAAAACGATTATAGTAAAACAAAAGATCGTAATAAGGCATTACAAGAAGCTACAGATGCTTATATGAAGGACAAAATTTCTGACCTTACAGAAGAGACTACTATTAAATTGAGGGCGGAAATGCAGAAAGCCTCTACAGGAGATATAAATATGCTCGCTGCTTGGTTCGATACTGTATTAGATACTGACGATATGGTTGTTGGCGCTATGGTTAAAAAGTTTGTCATAGCAGATCGAAAAGCTAGACAAAGAGCTATAGATTTTAGGAATAGAATGTTGCCAATTCTAAAAGAACTGGAACAATTTACAGGGTATACAACAAATACCGCTCCTGAAAAAATGTACGATTTTATGCTAGAAAAGAATGAAAAAGGAGAGTATACAGGTCATGTTCTTTCACAATTTAGCAGCGGTCTTATAAACGAATTTGATAGGATTAAAAGAGAGTACCAAGATCTACCTGAGAAAGAAAGGCGCATAGAAGTTTATAAATGGAAGCAGGAAAATATGCCCACAAATGAAGCTAAAAAAACAAAAGCTTTTCAAGAATTTTTGGGGGAATTGAAAGATAGTAAAATAATAAATGAAGAGGACATTAAAAGGATAAATTCTAACTTGGAATTACCATTCGAAAGGCAGAAAAACCCTGAGTCTTTTTTAAGTTTTGAAGCAGCTAATGAAATTACAACATGGTTTAGGAGTAATTCATTTAAATTTAGAGAGCCTACATCTAAATGGGAAAATAAAGAATGGAGGCAATTAGAACGTATTTTAGAGGATAAAAATGATCCTAGAACTAAATTCTATGAATTAATAGCAGAAGCTAAAAATGAGGCGGACTCACAACTCCCATTTAACAAGAGACAGCATGATAGACTCCCATTTGTAATAAAAAGTACACGGGAAAGAATGCTATCAGGTCAAACTCTTAAAAATATAGTACAGGATAAAATAAAAGATCTTACACAAGTCCGAGAGGATGATACAGAAAGAGGGTCAGTATTAACAGATGAGAACGATAAACCTATAGATTTCGTACCTATACATTATATTAGAAGCTCAGATTATAATGTGAATGATCAATCTTTTGACTTAGCCACTGTTTACTATAAGTATTTTAAAATGGCAACTAATTATGGGGAAAAATCAGATCTTATAGCAGAAGCAGAATATACAAAAAAGATAATTTCAGAAAGAGAGATGCCGGTATATGATTCTAAAGGTAATCCTATTAAGGCATACTTGGGTAATTTATCACAGAAAGATTTAACTAAAAGTGGTAAAAACTCTCAATTACTTGTTCAATACGAACAGTTTCTTAAATCCCTACTATACGGCCAAACGAAAATAGATCATGGGGAATGGGACGTGTTAGGATATAAAATAGATAAAGCAAAAGTAGGGGATAACCTTAATAAGTTCACTGCTTATAATATGTTAGGTTTCAATATGTTACAGGCCGTATCTAACGTTACGTTAGGTGAAACTACTCAAATATTGGAGGCTAAAGCAGGTTCTAAATTTAATATGCAAGATTTACATGATGCTACAGTAGAGTACTATGCTAAGATGCCTGAGATAGTAGGTGATATAGGCCTTAGGGCTCCTGAGTCTAAAATAGGCCTATTAAACGAGAAATTCGATATACTTAACGAATATGAAGGCGGAGTATATAGAAAGAACACTAGGTGGTCTAATTTGATGAATTCTAGTGCGTTATTCTTCATGTCTCATGCAGGTGAGCATTTTATGCAGACACGTGTAATGATGGCAATGCTAAAGAAGAAAAGGGCATTTGATAAAGAAGGTAACGACATAGGTAGTATATACGATATGTACTCTACTGAAAATAATAAATTGGTGTTAGACGAGAGGGTAGATATAGTAAAATCAGGATGGGATGAAGAAAATCAAATACTATTTGGAGAGGAAGTAAAAGCTTTACTAATGACCTTGCATGGTAACTATTCTGATCTTGGAGTAGTGGCTGCGCAAAGGCATGTTCTTGGTAGGATGGGGTTAATGTTCCGTAAGTTTATAGTACCTGGGTTTAAAAGACGATGGGGAGGAAGAAGATTCAATAATTTCTTAAATGACTACACAGAAGGATACTATTCCACTACTGGTAGGTATTTTAAAAATCTTATAACTGAGTCTAAATCCCTCAGTTTCTCTGCTATGTCGGAGTCATGGAAAGACCTGTTACCAGAAGAACAAGCTAATATAAGAAGAACAATATCTGAATTTTCATTTATGATTATTTTTAGTATTCTATCCACTGCTTTCTTAACACTTAAAGGAGAAGCCGACGACGATGATGAAAGAAGGTTTTATTCTGCACTTTCTTATTTAACTCATAGGGCTAGTTCAGAATATGGTTTTTGGTGGAACCCTAGTGCAGCAATGGAAGTACTAAGGTCTCCCGCAGCTTCAATATCTACATTAGAGAATGTAATAAAGATGGCAACACAAATGTTCCATCCTTTTGAGAGGTATGAAAGAGGCAATTGGGGAGGAGAATTAAAGTTGACTAAAAACGCAATACAATTAATGCCTGCTATAAAGCAGATATATAGGATAAGGGACGTAGAAGACTTGGCGGAGCTTGTGAATATTTAAAGTTCGTTAATATAATAATGCCAAAATTTAGGGGGGTATAGGAAACTATACTCCCTTTTTTTATATTATAAAAGGGGCATTTAGCCCCTTTATTATTTATATTAATATATTTATTAACAGCAGCTTTCTGCAATACTTTCCACCTTTTCAAGTAAGTCTCCTAAAGCTCGAAGACGTTTTTTAGGATCTTTATTTTCTAAGCCTTCTAAAATAGTGATATCCTCAATATAAGATGGAATATTCTTAATAGCAATACCGTACTTCTCTGCTAATTCTTTTTCCTTAATATATTTATTTCGTTTTTCTTCATTACGTTTAGAAATTTCGATTTTTTCTTTTTCTTCAATTTCTAACATTAATTCAAAACGATAATCTTCAAATGCAGCCACGTCCGTTACGATATAAATTTCGTGTAATAGAAATTCATATCTACTTCGCCAAGAGTATTTGTAATCTCCGTATTGTATACCAAATTCTTTAAGAACATTTTCCATATTCAAAGTGTCTAAACAGGCCTTTTTAAAATCAAAATCTTCTTTTTCTTTTTTATTTAAACTTAATAAATTAGAATACGATCCTATAATTAATTCTTCGGCAGTATGATAGGCTGCCAATATTTTATTTTTACAGATAGTTTCTAATGCTTCATTTAATGCACTTAATGTCATTTTATCAGAATTAAGAACATCTTTACCATATTCTTTTTCTAAAATGTCAGATAAAGGGGTTAAAAATTTAAATTCTTTTAAATTTACTTTTCCATTTCCTTTTTTAAGATCTTCTAATGTTACTACCATTATATATAAAAATTTTTGTTAATATTAAATTAATAACTCCTTTTTGGAGTAGTGGGTAAAAGGGGTGCTATCCCCTAATACCCTGAGTATTAATAATAGCGGAAAACTATCCTACTTTAGGAAGTAGTAAACGTCCTAATTTAGACTTAGCTACTTTACGGTAAGCATTAAGTTCTTCTTTGTCTTTTAAGATTTCTTCTTTATACTTATTACGCATTTTATTTAATTCTAAATTACGTTCTTTAGAAGCGAACTCGAAATCTTCATTTAATTTACGAATTTCTAAATCATGTTCTCTTTCAAGTATTTCAATTTTATTATCTTTTTCTTTTTTATCGATATAATTAGATTCTCTTAATTTTCTAATTTCTAATTCATTATTATTAATAATAGACTTAAAATATTCTACTTTTTTCTGTAATTCAGAAATTTCTTTTTTGAATTTAATTTCTACATCGGTTTTAATTTCAGCTTTAAGTTTAGAAAGAGCTTCTTTGCCTCCCCATTCAGCTTCAATTTCACCATGTTCTTTATAAACGATTACTTTTTTTCCTTCTTTTTCAAGTTTATAATTGTAGGTTACCAATTCAAAATTGCGTTTCTCAGTAGTACTTAATTTAGATTTAAGCTCTTCAATCTCTCTATATAACGATTCGATTTTATCCTCACGTTTGGTCAAATCATTTAAAAAGTGATCTACAACTTTATTGTTATTAGTATCAATTGCTGTTTTAACTGCATTTTCACTTACTAAATTAGCAAGTTCATTAGTACTTACTTTACTTGTATTCATTTTATTTTATTTAATGATAAATAGTTAAATTATAATAAGTTTAATTATTACGCACTTTCTATAGTAGCGGCCTTTTCAATTTGAGACTCTACTGTTTTTTTAAGTAAACGGATACATTCGTCCTCTTTACCATCCTTTACTTTTAAAGTAGTATGGATAATTTCATTAATTTCGATAGTATCTTCTTTAACAATAGTTTCTATCTTATTATTAAAATTTAAAACCCCCTTTTTTTCTAAATGGTAGAGTCCATTTAAAATAAAAAATCTAAGGTGGTCTATAGTATTAATTCCTTTTTCAATAGCGTTCTTAGAAATAGATAATAATAAATCCTCATTATTTTTATATTTTTCAGGTAACAGCCCTTTTGAAATGGTGCTAATAACATTAATATCTGAAAAAGTAAATTTATATATTTTTTCAAATCTACCTGGTCTAGATGTTAGAAAATCTGGTAAATCTTCTATACTATTAACAGTAGATATAATAACAATATTATCCCGCGAATTAGCCCCGTCTAAGAATCCTAAAAATTTGGAACTTTTAAGACACCATTGTGGGTTTTTTTCCAATTCGTCTAATACTATTACAATTAAACGAGAAGGATCATCATTAATTCGTAAATTATCTACCATTTCATCTAACTGAATATCTACAATGTTAGATAGTACTACTCCAATACCATTATATTTATCAATTAAATCTTTAGCTACAGTGCAGGCTAAATGCGTTTTACCTGTTCCCGGGCTACCGTCAAACATTAAATTTAATTTATTTAGCATGCCCATACTTTTTCTTAATTCGATTTTAATAGGATCGAAATGTTCTGAAATGTATTCGCAAGCTTCGGAGAATATTCCTGCTTTAATAACCTTAGAATTATCGTATCGGGTCATCTTTTCCACTTTTAAGTAAGGGACCATGGCATTTACTAAAGATAGATTGTACATACCTTTTTCTAAAGAGGAATTGATCCCATCTTTTTTTTGTCCGATAATTTTAAAATTATTATCATTAAGTTTTACAAACATAGGCAAATTTTAATAAATAAAAAAGGGAACCTGTATAGGCTCCCTTTGTATTAATCTTGTATATATATATTTATACTGCTGTTACAGTATGATCACCACTGATTATGATACCAAAAATTTTGTTACCATTTGTATCCAAATAATATCCATTATTGGAATTAGTTTTTACATAAACTAATTTACTATCGTGGAATAGCTTAAATCTACTATTAAGCTCAATATCTTTAAATTTCGGCATATATCTCTGTTTAATGAGATTCTTAAGTTTGAAATGTTTTATTAAAATTTGCGAAATATTTAGTAAGGTAAGGAATCTTCTAAGAATAAATTATCATAAAAAAAATACTCAAATTCACTTTTAATAGCGGATGGTTTTCTAGATATTATGTAATTTAAAAAGGCCATGCCATAAAAAGATTCTACATAATTTTTAAAATCTTCTATTGTTTCTGCAAGGTATTTACCTTTATCTATTCCCGTCCATTTTTTAACAAGGTGCCCATTAAATTTATTTTTTATACTTTTAGAGGTTAATCCTTTAGGTTCTAAAAGGTTCAATTTTGAATTTAAGTCGATATAAAAAAATTTACTTATTTTATTTATATTTTTATCGAATTCAAAATGCTCAGTATATAAAGAAATTGGGTTCCTATTTTTAATATAGTTAACGAATTTATTATATCGTTTGTTAGCTAAACTTGATTTTTTAAAATTCCTAATATTAAAATAAGGAGAGTTAATTATACACATAAATAAACTTTCAAAGTCATTTGTAGGAGTATAAGGTAGCTCTAGAAATCTAAATACTTTTTCAAAATTATTAGTAATGAAAAAATTTATATCCCCATACCTTAATTTATGTTTATAATACAAACCTGTTTTATTTAAATTCAAGTTTAGTACTATTAGTAAACGATTAAGAACTTCTAAAGTTAATTTATCTGCTTTCATAAAATCATACTTTAGTTATAAATTAAAGTTTCTTTAGAGGTATTTGGTTTAGGCCATATCTCACCTTTTTTATATAATACAGGCGGTACACCTGATGTTTCATAAAGGTAATCTTTTGGGTAAAGAATATTATGCATTCTACTATGCTTAGATAAATTCCAAAAATTTAAAATATATGTCTTAGCAAGAGTAGATAATTGTGAATATTTACCTTTCATTATATCCAAAACAGCTTTTTTGACATTGTCTGGCATTTTGAAATAATAAATAATTGTATCTTTGTAATTTTCTATAAGTTCAGGTTCAAATATTGATAAATAGTCATTAGGATTTTTATAAACTAATGCAATATATTCTTCTTCAGGGAATTTATCATTCCATATATAAGCATTTATAAAATGCTCATTAATTATTTTATCTTTTAAATCAGGAAAAAGTATAGGTAAAATAAACCGTGTAGTATCGTTTCTCATTGTAATACCTCCTTCCCATTATTTAGGTAGTATTCTTTAGAGTAGTACCATTTATCATTTAGTAAATGCCATTTAGCTCTCGATATTAGTTCTTTTAATTCTTCAGCTTGGGCCTCAATAACGATACTTGGAATTTCAAACACCCGCACTTCTGAGGTTATTTTATCTACAGCTACTATATATATATTTAAAGTATACTCTTCTATGGCACCATTTAAATTTAAATATTTTTCTCCTACTTTAGCAATAGCACCTGAATAAAATGCAAGTTGCCTACTGTAATCGAATTTTTTAAACGAGCTTTCAAATTGCCATACATTAGATGTAGTTTTTAAATCTATTAAAGTTATAGTTTTTGTACTTTCGTCTACTATAACCCTATCCATTAAAGCTTTATATTTAATATTGTCTTCGTCTTCCCAAATAAAAGCTACTTCATTAAAAGTATATATCCCAGTATCTATAATGCTATTAGTATATTTAAATAATTGGGATGCTAAAGAATGTATTTTAATAGAAGCTTCCATTTCTTCTAGTTTAGCCATTTCTTTTTTCGAAATTACTTGGTATGATTTAGAATGTTTTAAATAAGATACATAAGATTTGTATTTATTATATAATGCAGTCGCTTTTTTAAGGATAGTATCATCTTTAGAAGATAAAGAATATACACGTTTGTACACCTCTATTAATCTTTCATCGGTTATTTTACCCATTCCCATATCTTCACAAAAAGATTTTTGTTGCGCAGATTTAGGAATAGTATATTCTAGCACTTTTACAGTATTATTAAATTTATTTCTTTCTAATAAATACATATGAAATAATTGTCCAAATTCATAGTATTTTTTATCTTCTTGTTCTAATTCCCCATCTAGAAATTTTTTAAAATTTGCTGGAGAATCCGATTTTAATATCCCTAAGCTAGAATTAGAGATGTGGTTATTTAATTTATAATAATCCATTATTTACCTTTTCTTTTTTCTAATATTTTATTAATTGTATCATCTACTTCCTCTGTGTTAGAGGGGATATAAAGGTCATATTCTATTTTATTTAAGAATAAAAAATATTGAAATATTTTCCATCTCAAAGGAAAAGATTCATTTGCGAATCCTTTACATTCTATTATAAATTCTTTCCCTACAAAATCAGGAGTATATGACATTTTACGTACAATTTTCCCATTATATTTAAATGAGTCTAATATAGTAAAAGAAGCAGGTTCGTAATCGGCTTCGATATTATTTTCTTTTAATTTTTTGTAACAGTATGCTTCTAATTTACTTTTAAAATTCACACCGTCAATAGTAACAGGAGTAGCGTTTCTTATTTTTCCATTTATAGATCTACCCCATTTTTTCATTATATTGCAATTTATATTTTTTCTTAGGTCATTTTAATATTACAATCGTCTTCATCGTCTAAAAGAGTAATTCCTTTATATTCAAAAGATACCCAAGGGGATCCACAACATCCACATCCTCCTACATTTAGTTTAATATCATGATTTAAAAGTATTTCTTTTATACATTCTATTTTTTCTTCAAGTGGTAATTCTTTTATTTCATTAAGAAGTAATTCCATTTTTATTTCGTTTCCTAAGTTCTTGTTTAAAAGCTTCTCTATATATAGGATGTAAATATTGGTTATTTTTTTTAAAATATTCCAATATATTTAATATATGAGGAGTAGTTAATTTATTTATAGGCTTTTTAATAGGATTTTTTAAAGGATTTTCATCTGCATCATAAATAGATGTCCATTCTAATAACCCTGTTAAATCTGTACTAGAATCATATAATATGTTCATATCCTCGTCGTTCCAGATTTTAAAATCATCTTTTAATATACCTATATTAATAAGACATTGCCCTATTCTTTGATCGGGATATTTATTCCATTCTTCAAAGAAGTTTTCATTATTCATAAAATCTTCTACCTCATAATCAATTTTCCAACGTTTTTTAAGAAAGTCAGTAGAGATATTACACCTGAATAACTCAATTCGTTCTATCGGTCTCATTTTTTATTAAATTAAAAGGGGAGAAGTTACTCTCCCCGATTCATGAAGTATCATAAAAATATTTTAATTAATTCTAATACTTTAGAATTAGTATGTTGAGGTAATTTAATTGTCTTTAAATTTACTTTTTTACCTTCAATATTGTTTAATTCATGGTAAATATGCCCTTTTACAGATAGGGGCAAATCATTTAAATTTAATTCTACGTAATTACCTTCTAAATTAACAATTAAAGAGTTTACAAAAGTGATATTTTCTCCTGGTAGAAAAGCTGTTACAGGATTGGCATAAACAATAGTTCCTTTTTTTATCTCTACCGGATTTAAAATTTTAATTCCAGATTTTACAGTATCTGGGACACCTTGTATATAAGTTCCATTACTCTCAATAAACATTAATCCTTTTATGTTTTTATGCATACTGAATACAAAATTAACCATATCATTAAGTTCGGATTCATTATTTACTTTAGTAAAGGCTGCTGAAAATATTCTATTATGTAGCAAAGTATTATTTTTACCAAATACATATTCAGAGGTACTTACACAATTTTTTCCTGATAACTCTACTGTACTTTCTTCAAATACACTCACATTTAAATGCATTTGTAAATCTTTTGGTACAATACCGTTTGGGTTAAATAATGCCATTACTAACTCACTATTATTTAATGAATTAGTAGTTAATACTGCATGTACAGTTACACTTTTATCTTTTGAAAGCTTTAATGCCGGTTTAAATAAATTTTGAAAATCTAAAGATAAAATATAATAAGGGTACATTAATAGAAATGGCTCTCCTTTACGAATAACAATAGGTAGTCCATTTTTAATAGGGGTTACGTATGCTGGAAATTTCTTTGTTGCTATATTTGCAATTTCACCAATAATTTCTGGAAATACACTTGGTATGAAATTGTTAGTTTTGTTTGTATTGGCGGCTTTTAACATAATTTAATTTGTTTGAAATGAGTAAACTAGTTTTATCATGACCGTATTTTAAAAAATAATCACTTAAATCTTTTTCTTTTTTACTATAAGTAAAGCAGAACCCTGCATCTGGGATTTGAGTTTTAAGTAACTTTTTTGTACTTTTTATTCCTGCTAAATCTTTATCATACCATATAATTATATATTTGAAATTTTCCCTTAAAATTTTTAAAACTTTTTCAGGTATAGAATGACCTTCTCCATTAGGAGCAATAGCAGTAAAGCCCATTTCATACAAAAGCATTACATCTTTTAAAGATTTTGTTATAATAACAGTATCTTTAGAGTAATCTAATTGTTCCCAACCTTGAATATCAATATTAGAACAATTTGTATAAAATTTATTTTTATTAAAAGGACGGTATATTTTATTTTTTTCGTATACTTCGTAATTAAATATTGGGTTTTTTTCAGTAGAATACCCATGTAATTTTCCATTTACCCAGTATTTAGAAGCTTCGGAAACGTTGAAATATTCTAAAGTTTTTTTTGAAATTCCATATTTATACCAAAAATTTAAACCTTCTTCTGTAAATTCTTTTTTTTCAACAACTATATCTACAGTGTCATTTTTTCTTTTTGGTATTGTTTTGGTTTTTTTAAATACTATTTTTTTTGAAATATATTGAGAATGCAGCAATTCATAAACATCATTGATTTTTATTCTTTCAATAATACTTACAAATTTAAAACAATTACCTGCTTCTCCTGTTCCTAAATCTTTAAATAATAATGCTCCGTTTGTTGCGTAAAACAAACCAAAAGAAGGGTTAGAATCTCTTCTAAACGGACTACTATATAAATGACCTACTATAGGTCTAAAGCCTAAATATTGTGCAAATATATCATATTCTGTTGTGAATTTTAATATATCTTTCTTAGTAGGGGGATACAGATTTCTAGTATTATAGACCATAAACTATGATTAAAATACCTGCCCCAATTAAGGGGCGGGTATTTATTATTTAAAAAGGTAAATCTTCGTTATCTTCAGATTCACTAGTAGTTTCTACACCAGTTTCATCTAATCCTACCAAAGGGTTAACCTTACGTGTTCTAATATCTACTTTTGGGGTAGGACGTTCCATAACATCCTTAGATGTAATACGAATTTTAGAATTTTCTACAGATACTAAATCTGCGCGTTCTATCCACTCATTATCATCATCTGTATATGAAGGGGTAGTTACCCATCCATTTTTATCAAATGCACATTTAATACGTAAAGGTACATTTAGAAATTTACCCTCTAGTTCTGCTTTAACATGGTTAGCCAAAGCTTCAAAATTAGCATATTCTTTATTTTCAAATATTTTTTTGTCAATAAATAAACCTGCTATTTTGAAAATACGCTTCATCTGAATAGCTGCAATAGCTTGGTATTTTTTTTTATCCTCCTCAGATAACGTATTAAAATTAGATGGAAAATTAATTCCCCATTCGGTTTTACTTAAAATTTGACCTTCTTTATTTTCATAATAAAAAGCCAAATATGGTTTATTATTAGCAGAGATAGCTACTTTTACCTCTGTCATTTTTACTTCATGAATCCCTGCTCCAATAAATTTAGGAGTTCTTTTTTCTAAAACGTCTGTAGTTACTTTATACATTTTATTATTTTTCGTATGCTTTATAAGTGTCTATAACTAACTTTAGATCATTCGGGATACGTGGCTCTTCGAATAGACCTAATGGAGTTCTACATGTATTCTTTCCATTATTTTGAGTGCAGAAATAGTATTCAGGCCTGCCCTCTGTTGTTGTGAGTACTTCAGTATAAAGTACCATATGGAAGAATGATTCAGGTTTAATTTTTTCTCCTACTAATTTACCACCAATTACTTTAAAAGATGTTCTAAGAGCACCCTCGGCATCGTAATTATTTTCAATATGAGACATTACAACAACAGTAAGATCGTCCCTTAACTGTCTTATAATTTTAATAATGTCATACGTATCTTTAGCAAAATCTCCAAATTTTTCAAACCCTTTTTCTTTCAAACGCGACATAAAAGCGTCCGTGCTGATACTTGTAATTGTATCTATAACTATAGTTTTAATATGAGGAGAAGAGGAAGAAATGGCTTGTAATAAAGCTAATACTGTGCCTGCATCTGTAGTTTCGTAATAATTTGATTTAGATAAATCAATTTTTCCATTAGTTTTTAAAATAGTTTTGTAATTAGTACTAGATTTAGGCAATGGTATCGGCTTCTCATCACACATTATAATAAATGTTTCTTTGGGATCTAAATTACGTATTGACACGGTTTTACCCGTACCAATTTCTCCCATGAGAAGTATCGGTGTAGCCATTGACTATTTATTTATTTTAAGTTTAATTTTTATTGAGTAAGTACTCCTAATTTTTCTAAAATTTCAAATTCCTCGTAAGATAGAATTTTATTCCCCACGCATACAAAACTAGAATGTTTTGTAATTTGTAAAACCGGATTAGGTTTACTTACTTTTTTAATCACAATGTCCATACAAACACCGTATTTTTCTAATAGAAAATTAGCAAATCCCGCTAAGACCAAATCAAGGTCTTTTTCTAAATCGTAAATAGGACATAATGTTAATAACGGGTGGGGTTTTAAATAAGATAAAGGTTCAAAAGAGATGTCGAATTTGTTAGATACTCCTACAGCAATTACATCCCGTTTAATTTCATGGGTTTCACCAATTTCAATTTTAAATTCTTCAGTGAAAATCTCAAGTAATTTTTCTTTTACTAATACAGGTCCTCTATGATTTCCTGTAATTCCTTCTACAGTAAGCCCTGGTAATTTTTTTGCTGCTTCTGTAAGGAAATTTAGTAAAATATCTTTTTCTTTAGTATTCTTATTATTATATTTAATTGCAAATTTATGCATAGGCCTTATTTATTTATTTTGTAGAAAATTAAATTACTATGTTGGATGAGGGATCTCCTTTAATAGGCTCCTCTATCCTGTTATACTTTAAATTATTTTCAAATTCAAGTATTTTTAGCTCCCCTTCTCTGTTTTTTAAAAAGTGAGCGTAAACTTTGTTTGTTGTGGGCCACGCATTCAAGCCATAAGCTGTTATGCCTAATGTTTCTGGACGATGTAATACGAGAACATAGTCAGAAGCTTGGTATATGCTATCTCCGCCGAAAAGATCTCTTCTCATTGGAAAATGCATAGAATGGTTAAGTATTCTATCTTTTTCTTCAATATCTCGATTCATTTGAGACAGTTGAATAATAGTGGTACGTCCTAATTTTTTAACTCTCATAAACATTGTCTGTAAATGAGTTAAAATAGTACGTTCCGCTTCCCCATTTTTACCTCTAGTTAATAGAGTATGGTCTAATTCAATTATTAGCCATTTATCTTTAGCTACCGTATTTAAAAAATGGATAATTGTAGTTTCCATTTGTTCTACTGTACCTGGAAAATCAACATAATATATTTCATATTTTTTAATTTTCTCTAATTCTTTCTCTATATTAAGTAGGTCTTTATCTTGCAAAGTGACGCTAGAGTCGCCACTATACAATTCTTTTGTAGTTTTATTTAAACTAGAAGATAACTTCCTTCCTACTTGGCGTGAGCTTAACATTTCAAAGTTAAAAGACAAGACAACAAATTCGGTGTCCGGGTTCAATTCAAATAAATCAGTTTCTAATGAATTCACAAAACTAGATTTTCCACTCGTACCACTACAGTTTTCACTGCCAGCAATCAGGAGCTGTTTGTGGTCTGGACTATATATTCAATCACCAGCCCAAAGGTCTGTGTCTAGGAGAGTTATTATATGCGTCTTTCGCGCTTCCTATGTAATGGATTCTAGAATCTTAACCCATAATGATTGTATCTGCATCTAGTCTCTACGGCTGGAGCATTATCCCCTATGCCTCGGTATTACCTCTGACCTAATAATCACCGTAGTGGTTACTACCTCACAATCACATTTATACTTTAGTTTATATCAGCTAAAGTCCCGTGATCAGGTGCTAACTGTATTAGGTTTTAGGATTTCTTACCAGCTTATTCGTCCTGTTAATCAGACAGGTTATATTTTTACCTTAGTTCAGCTGTGACCGATATTCAGATATTTTATTCCGGCAGTTTTTCAGAATATTTAAAAATATATTGATGTTCTCTATTATGCTTTTTATGGTTGCCTGATAGAGATTGTTGTACAGATCTGTACTTTACACCTAGTTGTTCTGAAGCTTCTTTTAAAGAATCAAACTCTCCTACATATTCTTCCACTAAACGGTATACTTTTACTTTTTTGTATACGTTTTTAAATTTCTTATTTCTCCACATTTGTTTAGAGTATTCGGAAATTTTCTTTTTAGTTTCTTCCGTAGGTACATAAGTAGGAAATATTTTTCTATTTATGTTATATTCTGGATTAACTTTATTAATCCATTTTTGCTCTTTTTCTATTAAAAGATTAACATCACATTCTTCAATCATAAAACAACTAAATCCTTCAGAATTTTTATTCCAAGAATTTTGTAAATGAGGATTAGAATGTATCCCTCTTTTTAATTGTGATTTATGTTTATGAAGCCTATGATAGACATCTTTAGAACTTCCAATATATTTTTTAGAATTATGTAAATTAACTATTACATATATTCCTGATTTTTTCCAAAGGCAACTTTTAATTTTCATATACTAGTTTTATTTTTTATACGAAATTATGTGGTTAAAGTTGCGCCTATTCACCGGATGTTCCAGCAATAGTATATATGGCATTAGGCTCAATGCCTCCCATGCAAAGATTGTTAAATTTGTTCCATCTTGTTTTTAAAGATTTTATTTCGCCTTTTTTACGAAGGTGTATATAATCTTTAATTTCATTTGCCGCTTGGCTAATATGAATAAATTCCAATGGTTTAACAAAGCTCTGTTCCATATCCTAAATTTGTTTCAACTATGCTTTCTTTGGTATCATTTAGTTTCTCTCCCCATTCTGTCCAGCCTTCGCTGTCTAGCCAATTAGGGAGTCTTTTCATCCATCCTAAAGTACCATTTCTAGTACGTTCTTGAACTTCAAATTTTAAACAAGATAATATATAATCATGAATATCTTTCCTATTTCTAGTAAGTCTCATGTACTTTCTCTTGCTTTTTGTTTTGCTTATTCTTAGGTAATCCTTACTACCGTCTTTTCTTATAACACTTATTGGAAAGTTAGATATAAGTTCTTCGAAAGAATCTTTGTCCTTTAAGGATTCTAGTATGCTTTCTTCGATAGTATATTTATTTTTATTAGTTGTTAGAATACCATTTTTTACTAACTCTTCTAAATCAAAAGTAGGGTCTGAATTAAATCTTCCAAATTCTTTTTTAATTCCGGCAACCCCTTTACCCTCTATTATAAGTGTTAATATATAAAACTGATTTGGTGTTACTTTTTGGTTTCTTAAAAAATCTAATTTTATTTCCATATAAGAACTTTTAATATAGTTCTGAAATATGTATGAAATAAATTAGCCAGCTCTGATATTAATATTCATTTCTTTAATGACCCCAAACTTTGCCAACTACAGGTTCTGTAATCATAGGAATAGAGGTGAAAAAATATTTCCCTGCTTTTTCCATTGCCCATTTTAGGATTTTTTTCGCTTCTTCTGCATACTCAGATAGCGCTTCTAAAACAATTTCCAAATATGTTACGAATATACCGATTCCGTATACTCTCTTATAATTTCTTATAAGTTCGGACTATATCTTATAAAGTAATTTTAGCAAATAATTTACCTAATTGCATATTGCTGTATACTTTATCAGTGCTTTTCAACTTCTCTTGAAGCTTACTCCATTTAAGGATAGTCTCTGAACTCCATAATTTATATTTAAAACAATTTAATGGATAGGTAGAAAGTATTTTATTTATCTCGTAGGCTCCGTCATATTTACCTATTCTTAGATAATAAAACACTCTTCCATCTTTTTTTGTTTCTTTTGTTACTTTAGCTTTTATATTATATTTTAATAAAAAATTAGCGATTATTTCGTTTTCTTTTTTTGAAAATTTATGTGTATTTAAATTATAAAATAATTTAGTTTTATGTAAACTTCCATCATCATAAAACCACAATGCTAATCCTAAAGTACTTAAAAGATTTAATTTAGATTTTAAATCTAAATTTGCTATTTTAGTTATACTTTTATTTCTTTTAGTTGATAGTGTATATATAGGTTTTTGTTTATATCCATTTTTAGAAATAAATCCTATATTAAAACTTAAATCTTCTAATAATAGTTTTTTAAATTCTAAGTATTCTTTATGTATGCAATTTGTACTCATTAAATAATTATGAGTTTCTTTTTTTCTATATAAATTACCATCTCCTAAAGTAGATGAAAGTATAACTTGTAATTGTTTTTCATTTAAATTATAAAGCTGCTGATTGTCCATTTTAAAGTAATTTAATTTACTTATTATACGTAAAATTATTACATAAGTTACATGACAGTAGTGTACTTAGTATTTACGTCTTTAGGAGTTTCCAGCAATTAACACTGTTTTAACACAACAAAATTTTATCGTGCACCACAATTACTATTTTAATAGGAGAGTTAAGAGTAGGGGGAAATCCTAAATCTTTTATGCGCTTTTTAATTAAAATTAAGGCAATTTTAGTCATATCCCCAGCTGTCAATATGTTATCGTAAAGGCTCTTTATCCTTTACTTCTACAGATTTATTATTCTCTGTAGTTCGGACTATATCTTCAAATGATTCTATATAGTTAAATATATTATGTGCAAATTTTTCAAGTTCACTGAAATCAGCGTCGTTTTTCATTGTGTTTGCTTTTTTAGATATAACTCTTACATTTCCTGGAACATAACCTAATTCAGGTTTTATCCTATCTAAAGTAGGAGAATATCTATCTTTATCAAATTTAACTATTAAAATAGGGCAATATTTTGGAATTATTATATCTTTCAATTCAAGTTCAAATTTAATTTTTTTTCTTTTTGCTCTTGATTTTGTAGAATATAACAGTCTTCCTTCTATATTACTCCAGTAACTTTTTTTCTTTTGTTCAGAGATTTTTTTACGATGTTCTAGATTATTAGCCCTGCGTTCTCGCCTTTTACGATTACGCTCATCTTTATTTTTATCTCTTATTTTTTTAGCTATTTCTTTTTTACATTTAATGCAATAATGATCATAGCCTAGAGGTTGCGCTTTATTTTTATAAAATTCACTATCCCCTTTTTCTTGCTTACATTTACAACATATTTTCATATATTCATGTACATACCTTTTATTTAAAAGTTACTGACATTTGCCATGCGCTCGTGGGTTTTCATATTCTGTTCTAGAACGTATAACCTAGTCTCTGAACCTTTATAGTATCCCTACTATACTTGGCTGCTGATCGACATTTCAGTTTTCCAGCAATTCACATGGTTTAGACAGGGCCGCTGACCCTGTATAGGGGTATTCATCCCTTTTCTTTCAATACTTCCTTTTAATTTTCCTATTTTGCTTCTATCTTCTTTAGATAGAGACCAGTAATCTTTGGATTTTAATTTTTTATATTCTTCGTATTCTGGGATCCAACGTATACGATTTGTAATTGGATTTGTCCGTATAACTCCATCTGTAATAGCTTTCTTTTTATTATTGTTAAAAAGTGTTTTTAAAGTTGGAAATCCCTCGTAAAAAGATTGAATTAGCTTCTCAGCTTCATCTATTGTTATTTTTAATGTTTTAGATAAGGTAAATGCACTTCCCCCAAATGAAATCATAAAGTTAAGTATTTTACCTTTTTGCCTATACTCTTCGTTTTCTGTTTTAGAAACTTTAAATTCTCTTCCGAAAGCAGCCGAGAACATTTTTGTAGCGACGAAACTATGCACATCTCCGTCTCCGTTATTAAAGAAATTAATATAATCGTCATCCTTTGCAAAGGCAGCCATTATTCTACCTTCTTGGTTAGCATAATCCGCAGTAATTAAGTCTTTTCCTTCAGGGGCTATAAAAGCTCCTCTAAACTCATCTCCGGCGGGTATTTGCTGCATATTTGGATTTCGACTACTTACTCTACCTGTATTAACAATTTGGTTAAAGTAAGTTCGCAATCTACTATCATTACTTATGTGTTTGTTAAGAAATTTCTCACCAAAAGAACTAATAATTTTAGATTCTACTCTAAACTGAATTAATTTTTCTACAAAAGGCGGCCTTTCATCAAGCATTTCGAGGGCCGGTGTTCCTGAACTAGGTTTGCCATCCTTGTCTTCAGGGTAAATTTTAAATGTATTTGTAAGTATTTTGTAAACTTGTATATCACTATTCCAGTTTACATTGGTAAGCCTTTCTTTAACTAAATCTGAAAATAAATTTAATTGAAAAGCTTGTTTTTTATATTTTGGATCTTTAGCGATTAGTAATTCATCTAATTCTAATAATGTATTTTTTAAATTAGATTTGTATTTTATATGTGTATTTAACCATTTTTTTTTATCTATATAAAATCCATTATACTCTATATCGCCTAGTACTAAGACAGTAGCATTTTCAAGATTTACAACTTTTGTTAAATTATATTTATTAATTAACTTTAATTGCGTTTCCCTTATTTCTAAGGGGTACCTTACGTCTAATGCCCCATATTTAATTTGTTCGTAAGTAAAAGGTTTACTTCCCCATGTTGAAAATTCCTCTCTTACAGTTTTACTAAGTGTTTTATCAAAATAGTATTTATATACGCCCGCTAAAGAATATCTTTTTTCTTTTACTATTTGGGCTGTAGAATATCTACCATTATGTATAACCCTATCTATTACCATTGTATCGTAAACATTATTTAAAAATATGTTATATTTTTTTAACATATTGTAATCAAATTTAATGTTGTGCCCTACAAAAGTAATATCTTTACATTCTAGAAATTCTTTTAAAATAGAAAAATCGAAACCTCTAGTATCTATTACAATTTCGTTTATTCCGTTACCTAATTGAAGCATTACAATATCGTTAATAAATGGGTTAAGTCCATTTGTTTCACAATCTAATGCAATTATATTAGTATTACGAAAAGAATTTATAATATCAAGAAGTTCCGATTTATTAATATATTCTATTTCTATTTCTTTTTCCAGAAAATTAGTTTGTTGGCTAAAGTAATATACCATACATTTTTTCTTTCTATTTCTAAAACTTCTATATTAAAGAATGTTTTTTGTTTTGAAAATTTAGAAATAAATATGGAATGTTTCTTTATATTAGGTTTTATTAAAAGTCCTAAGTTTTCTATAAAAATATGATACGGGGAATTAAGAATTATTTCTCCCTCTTTTTCAGTTTGTTTATTAGTTATTAAATATAATTTAATTTTATTATCAATTTTAAGAGTTACTTTATCCCCGCATTGAAGTGCGAGTTTACGTTTCATTTTTTTAAAATTTTAAACTATATAAAGTTTTATTTCGACTTCTATAGTTTTATTATACTCTTTCCGGTAATTGTCATGGTATTTATGAATTTCTTTATTTTTAGAAATATCTTCTTTTAAGGATTTCACCATGTTTTTGTAATCCTCTGAGTTGAAACTTTCGTATTTTTTAATTAAGTTCAAAATAAGAGCATTTTGTTCTTTAATATCCCCTAATTGATAAATTGACCCATTAATTCCGGTAATTTTTTCTGATTCTGCTGTTCCTGCATTTGCGATAGCCATTAGTTGTTTAATTACAGTAGAATTCGCATACAAGGCTTCTAATTTAGCTAATGTCATTAGAATATCATCGCTGCTCAAGTTACTGGCCCCCATAAGGATTCCTTTATAACTTTTAATTTTATTTATTGTTCTTGTTTTAAGATTTACTAAACCTTTTAAGGAGCATTTCTTGGTAACTGTTTTAAAGTTTTCAAGTTTAGTAGAATTTATAATTACAGCTCCTTTTTTAATTTTATTATTAATTGAGTTATTATTCAACATGTTTTCTGAGATTTTTTTGATTTAACATTTTTGAAATTAATTTATCCTTTTTGTTTTCTAAATCTAATAAACATAAAGGATTTATTGGAATATTGTCTATGCGTACTTCATAATGTAAATGAGGTCCTGTAGACCATCCTGTGTTGCCTAGTGTCCCAATAGTATCATTAATTGTTACTTTTTGCCCTTTTACTATGTTAATATGTTGTAAATGAGCATAGTAGCTTTCAATTCCTTTCCCATGATTTATTATAATCAAGTTTCCGAAACTGAATGACTTTTTTACCTCTTTTATTACTCCAGTCGCAGCAGGATAAATAGGAGTCCCTATGTTACCTGAGAAATCTATTCCATTGTGGGATGATTTTATTTTTAAAACTGGATGTATTTCTCTAATACCGTAATATTCACTTATTCTTTTTATTCCTTCTTTATCTACAGGTAGACAAATAGGTATATTCTTAGTTTTAATATTGTATTTATTTTTAAGAATGTTAAAAGACAATGAATAGACATTGAAAGCTTCTATTGTAGAAATTTCCGCTTTTTTAAATGATTTTGAAATTGGTTTAGAAGAATTTAAATTTATTGATGCGGTTAAAAATAGTAAAAAAGCTACAAATAACTTTTTCATATGAATTATTTTAGTTAACACTGGTGTATTTCATTTGTCAACGTTTTGAACAAGTATATACACATAAACTTAATTTTACGATAAATTATATTCAAAGTTACGGAGTCGGGAGACAGGGCACGACCCCTGCATCTTTAACATTTGATTTATGTATGCTAATGTAGATCATTTCTACTTCTCCCGTTAAAATAAAAATACAATGGATTTTGAAATGTATGTGCTATTCGGTATACGCCACCTTCCTTTCTTTACATTTTCCTACATGACTTTAATCCTAAGTTCACCTCTTTTGTTAAAGCAATGAGGCCAACTGCTGATAGTTTATGTATTTTTATTTTTTCTTTTATTTATAATACTTTTATATTTTTTGGTAGTAATGAACTTCCAATTTTTATCTTCTTTTATAGTGTCTTTACAAGAGTCTAAATTTATAGAAACTGTTATATTTCTATTTTCAGTATTATATATATAGTATCTTTTTTCTGGTTTTTCTACTTTAGTTACTTTTTTATTTTTAGTAACATTTACAGGCTTTGTATTTTTAACTAGCCTTCTCATTTTTCGATTTGCACCTTCACTGCTATTCATTACTGGTAAGGAATCATAGTAACCATTACCTGCTTTTTTCGCATCTTTCCATGCTTTTTTCGTGCAGTATTCCCATTCTTTATCTTTTGATATTAATATATCTGCGTTTTTTCTTGAAGTTCTAATACAATTAACTCCTTTAACTAGACATACTAATGATTTTGGGTTTTTAGTAATTTTTCTTTTACTTTTTTCATTTTTTAAAGTGGTATAATCAATGTAATCGCATTTTATTTTTGTACCCTTATCTTTATTATAAAGGGCTAACATTTTGTTATATTTCCCTTTAAACAAGTCTTTTAAAATGTCTTTTTCTTCAGTATGCGTAGTTTTCGGGTCCAAATATTTTAAAATCCCTACTACAGAACTAAGTCTTTTTGGGTTATTTACATTTTCGTATTTTTTACCCAAATTTAGTTTATTTGTAGTTTCTTTTTTATTAGTAAAATTAGGTTTAGAAGTATAAATCCATTCTTCTAATTTAGGGTATCTTCTTTTCCAATATTTAGGACGTTGACCATAGTCTTCCACTACATACCCAAGCAGCATTTTTAGCCTCTCCATTAAATCTGGGTTTATCTTTTTTTTAAGCTTATCTAATGGGGATTCTTTTTTAAGTACAGAATATTTGTATAAAGCTAAATAATCGTTTGTTTGTACTTCTGCGTACTCTTCATCTACTACTATAAAAATAGTATTATGTTTGCTAATTTCTTTTTTTAACTCTTTAAGAGTAGGGGTGTAATTAAGGTCTATATGTTCTAAAGGAGATAAGTATTTTTTACCCTCTTTATTTGTATCGTATAGTTTTAACATTCGTTGAGTTTCCCTAGCCGTCTTAATGTTTAATTTATGTAGCATATTTCCAGCAACTATACTATTAGCTACTTTTTTAGCTTTTTTTCTTTTAGCTTTTTTTACTTTTCTATTTTCAGATAGCGTATTGTTTTTTTTAGATGCGGTAGTATTTAAGTGCTCCAGCTCCGCCACTTTTTGTATCTTTGCGAATTTAGCCTTCATTGCCATAATATATATATTTAAGTTTAAAATAAGGATATTATATCCTAGGGGCATTGCTGGGTTCGAACCAGCCTGCTAAATATCTATTTAGTTTTCTCCTCTGAAATGCCTATGGTATTAAAAATTAAATTTCAAACTTAAATTAGGGTATGCCATACCCTGCCGCACAAATTCTTAAAATACGAGGGATTCTTTCGTCATCCTTAGTATTTAATGTTAGTATTCTACCTACTATTTCAGTATTAATAGCAATGTTTCTGCTATTAAAAAATTCTTCAAATGATATTAAATTAGTAGTAGTGATAGATTTTAAAGTGGATATATTAATTTCAGTTTTTTTAAAAGACCGATTAATATATTCATTAATAGCCAATTTGTATTGTACTACATTTTCTTTAAAATTAGATTGTAAAATAACTTTATAATCATTTAACCTTTCTTTGAATGTCAAATGGTCGTTATTTTTAAGCTCCCAACCTTTAAAATTAACTTCTTTTATAAAATCAAAAAAGAATTCATAAGCTGTGTTAATTTCATTTCCTATACTCTTTTTTTTAGCGTTAACTAACTCTGCCATATATAGCTCTCCTACATTTTTAGCGCGATTATTAACTTTAAAAGCGCGAGGAATCGCGCTCTCAAAGATTTCATCTAGAGTTAATACAGTTTTATTTAAACTGTACCAATGTTTTTTAATTACAATTTTGTTAGATTTGATACTAACATAATTAACATTGTTATATAACGCTTTCACTAGTCTTTTTAATTTTTTTTTATCTGTATTTAACATGGTGAAATGCTTTTTGTTTATATAACTATTTGATAATATAGAAGGATCCCCCAGTAATCCGGGGGACCTTGCTCTACTTATAGGTATAATTAAGGAAGCAATGCTATCTAAATTAGCTTTGTTTTCCTTTGTTATTACGTCATTTTTTATATATACTAAGGTATACATTGTAGGTAATGACATTTTCGGACTAATTAAAGTATCTTTATTTTTATAAACATACTTTTTATTTTTAATGGCTGTACAATACTTTGGAGTTCTATTAAGGATGCCATCCCTATATTCCGAAAGAGAATCAGTAACTTCCTGTTTCTCAACATCCAAAGTATTTTTAATAACCTCTACTTTTTTAATTACAATTTCTTCAGTTTTAGTTTCTGTTATTGTAATTTCATCTTCTTTAGATATATTTTCATAAACATTATCTAAAATAAGGCCTAATAAAACGCCTAATGTAAAGATTATGATTTTAAAAAATACTTTCTTTTTATACATGTTTGATTTTTAAGTTTTTATAACTTACGATAATCTCTCCTAGTTATCATTGAGCCCCTTTTCAATTTACTGGCGTTATGGTTTCCACCTAGGGGAACGAACATGGTATCGTATCAGCTTGCTTTTTCATGTTACTTACTAGGCAAGAACCTTTCGTCTCGTGCTCCGCTGCTCGCTTTTTTCTACTATAGCAGGCTATGCCTTTTTCTTAGTACAGTGGCCGACAGGCATATACGTTACGCTATAATATAGTTTGATTAAGAATTTAAGATATATGTAATTGCATCAAATATTGATCTTTTTTGCAATTTTAACATTTGAATTTTATCTTTGTATTCTTTTTGTCTTAATTCAAAGAAGTCTATCTCCTTAACAAAAGGGTTGAATTTTCTGTACGCTTCATATTCCCTATCAAAAGGGCTATAATTATAAGCGGTCTCTACCCATTCTTCATCAAAGCTTTTTTTGAATTTATGAAAATGTAGTTTTAAACTTATATAGCTTCGTTGTTCTTTGCAATAATTACAATTACAAGAATTATACTTACTCTTACTATTAAAATAAAAACAATTCCTATCTTCCATATTAAAATTGTACTGTACTTCCAATTTTCTTTTTTTATCTTTTCTTTTTTGGGATAGTTCTTTTATTATTCTAATTGATTCTTCAGAGTTTTCTTCAAATTCTTTTCTTGCTTTTAATTTTGCTAATAGAACTACATTAACTAAACTCATTTTTATGATTTAATGCTTTTTAAAAAGCTTTCTAAAGCATTAAAATCGGATTTCTTACTTCCGGTAGTCATTGCTTTATCGAAAAGTTCATTTAATTTAGCTAGTTTTTCTTCAATCTTTTTGCGAGATTTAATTTTTTCATCGCTATATTGAGAAATAGCTACTGTTTCTTCGCCATCTCCAAGTTGATTGTGAACTACTTTATCTGGTTTTTTTGTAGCGGCCAGGTCGCTTTCTAATTTTAAAATAGCCTCTTCTGCTTTATCAAATAAAATTGATAATTCATTTTGCAAAGAAGCTAAATATGTATTCTTTTTTTCATTGAATACTACTCCGGACGCATCGTTGTTATTGTCTGCGTTTTTTTTGAAATCTACAAATTGTTGATGGATAGACTTTGTTTTATCTTTTGACATACTTTATCTTTTTAAAATTGTAACTTTATTTTTAGAATAGTAAAAGAGGGCCTAACCTCTTATGTAAATCGCGCTATTTACACGGGTACGTTCAGCTTTTCCTTTAAGGGAGAACAGTCCATATCCAAGATCATTAGGCCCGTAGTTTTTATCCCAATTTTTCGTTTAATAACTCACAAAATTGAGAAAGTTCTTCTAATTTCTTAATTGCACGCATAGTGGCATTACGCATGCTTGTGTTGAAATCTTTTGCATAAGCTTCGGCTACTGCCGCATCTCCTGCCCAAACATTTGGTCCCATAGCAATTTTAGTTTGGTCTAATGGGATTTCGATTTCTTCAATTCCTTTGGCAGCGTTTTCGCCTTCATGCACCGGTTTTCCATCTTCTCTTACATGAACCCCTACTATTTTTAAAGCAGTGTTTGCATCATTAATTGATACTGCTTTTACCATAAATCTTTCAACTGTAGCAAATACTAAAGATCCTGGTTGAAGTAATTTGACACCTTCGTCATCTTTTGTATGTGTTCTTACTGTGAAAATTACTTGAGTACAGTGAATTCCTGTTACGTTTTGAAATGGAGTGTTAGTAACCATAATTTTGATTTTTTAAAATGTTATTTAATAGTAAAAATTTTTCTTGTTTCGAGTTGCTATATATCTCTTTGATTTCAACTCTAGAAGAAAGAATGTCTTTCTTATAATCTATAATAGGATAAAGTAATCTATACCAATTCCTGCTAAATATTTCTTTTGTTTCCCTATCGAATATTGAAGCTAAGGGTTTCCAATAATATGTAGCTTGGCCTTTTAATAGCACTTTAAAGAAGTAAAAATTATATATTTTTTTTACATTAAGTAATTCAATTAATACTCCTCCTATTTTTTCTGTTTTATCTACCCCACCTATTATATAAGTAGGTATAGAAGTTTCACTTGAGATAATTTTATATTTTTTCATTTTTCTGAAGTTAAAAAAGGGGAGAACACTAGTTATGTCCGATAAAAGTGATGGCTCCCCCTATGTTATTCGATTTTCAGTTTTTTGAGTTATATTACCTCTTCAAATTTTGTTCTTGTTACGAATTAATCGTTTAAGGCGTTTGCCCATAAAATATGTAAATTAAAAAATTACTCGATTTAAATGTTTATAGCATGACTTGTAGGGATCTTGTTGATCTGGTTTAAATAAAATATAATAATTTTTCTCTATAATGTGCTGACTTTACACCATTAGACACCTATGCGAATGCCCTTAAAGATTCGAATTTCTCCGCCTGCTTTTCTTTTTTAGATATTATTATTATTTTTTAAATACTAGTCTGTAATTATTCGTCAATATATTATTACCTACTATATAAAAGGTGGGATTTAAACTCTTTATACCCAACACATTTGGTAAACCAAGTGTTAGTCACGACGGTACCATAAGATACAAAATGCTTCGTTCACTTGCATACTTTTATATATTTACTATAAAATTTAAATTTTTTCATTCTTTGTTCCCTACTAACTTCTTTTTTAAAAAGAAATACTATATTACTTACGTTGTTACATAATATATTATTTACTTTACGCTTTTGGAGAACGGTTATATCTAGACTTACTTGCTTAAAGCTTTCTCATCTTAACCAAAATACCATTAAATAAAATATCTATTCTAAATTTGTATCAATACAACCTACAATGTTCTTTTATTCTTATACATCCTACTCCCGACTATACTATATATAAAAACTTTTGGACAGTTTCTAGTCGCATTCAACAGGCTATCTTTCAAGCTTTTCCCTTAAGTAGTTGAAATATATAGTTTTAAGAGATATAGTTTACCTTCCTCCGTCATCCAAATGCGTATTTAAATCTCCTCTCGGAATCATTTACTCTATACTATCTGCCGATTTAGTATAAATTCATGCCCTGAGTATCTTAGATAAAGAATAAAATAAGTATTGTTACCAGACTTGCACTGGCCCTACCTCCTTGTTACAATTTATGAATTATTTTAATAATAATATTCCTATTTACTTGTTTACTTCGCTAATCAGTGCAGCGAAGCCTAACATATGGCACATTAGGTTTTTGGATATTCTTTAAAAATAGCGCGAATCTACTTTTTTATAATTTTTTCTAATAATTCCATCAGGGTTTGTATATGGGTACACGTTTCCTAATTTTGAGTAGTTGTCCACATATTTATTTATTCTCCCTTTTAGAGTTTTTAGTTCCATCATCACTTCAGTAGGGGAAAGCTCTTTACTTTCTCCATAACTAAAGTCAGGCTCTACGATTAAAATAAGCTCAGGTTCTCCGTTTTTATTTGTACCTACTATGATAGTAGCACTTTTTACAAGCGGTTCTCTATATGCTATATCTAATATTTTTTGAGTTTGCACTGTTTTACCTTCTGAAGTAAGATACATTGATATATTCTTACCCAAAAGATATAAAGCGCCATTTTTAGCATAGCCTATGTCTCCTGTTCTTAATTTTCCTACATAATTTTCATTTAATAAGAAGTTCTTTCTAGTGTGATCGGATGTTAAATATCCATCTGCCATATCTACACATTCTATAAAAACTTCCCCAATTTCACTTTCTGTATCTTCGCTTATAGTTATTTTATCCTCAATTTTAGGAATAATACCTATATTTTTTGGTAAATAAAAATAAGATTTTTTGCCTACATATGTTGCAACTTCTGTCATTGTATATAATACAGTATATTTGACTTTAATTGCGTTTAATATGCCTCTTCTTTTTATTTTACCATTAATGAAAATTTCTTTTAATTTTAATCCAAAACGTTTTTTGAATTCTTTTAAAACTAATAAATGTCTTAAAGGTTTCCAGAACCTTAGTAGTGGTGTTACCTCCCTTTCGAGAGCAGTTAAAATGTATTCTAATTTTTCCGCATTGATATACATTTGATCCACGTTTTTATTTTCCATACTTTTTAATATGGTATAATAATCTAAAGGATCCCCTATTATTACTTTCGCTCCCTTTAGCATAGGTATAATAATACCATTTGTAATATCGTAAAGTGAATTAAAAGGTTCAAAAGTTATAAATGTATCTTTGATTTTATGAGAGTCATCTTCTATTACTGTCCTTAGTCCTCTATAAATAGAGTGGTGGGATATTTTAGAAGCGTTGAACACACCTTTACTAATTCCATTATGAAATATAATACCATAATATTCTATTTTTTTAGGTGTAATGAATTCATTTTTAATAGGGATGGTTTCTTTGTTTTCCCATAATTTTTCTGTATTAATAAGATCTTTGAGCTCATTAAAGATTTTATCATAAGTTCTTATGGTACTTATATTCCCCATTTTATAATTAATTCCTTTTACAATAACATTTAATGTTTTAGGATTAATTGTTAATGTATTTCCTTCATTAGGGTTTTCCAATGCTTCTTCTGAAAGAAGTAATCTTTTAGAAGAACTTGGTTCAGCTACTGCCAATTTAGCTAGACTATCTGATTTAGGTTCTGTATTATCTAAAATAGTAAAATTAATTCCGTAACTTAAACATGCTATTATAGATGCAGTCCCTACTAAAGGGTCGTCTGTTAAAATGGCAACTAAATCTTTAGAATCTATATCTAAGGATTGAAATAAATCTGAATATGTTTTCGCCCTAACTAATATTTGTTTTCCAGTAATAGGTACTCCATCCTTCCCTATTATTGCAATATTATTAGATATTTCTCTTAAATATTTTTTGAACATAGTTTTTTGTTTTTGATTGAATATTCCATAGAAACTCCTATAGTAGGATCTCCTATTTTAAGAGAAATTTCAAGATCGTTTTCTTGACTTTTTAAAATGACTTTTCCGTTTTTTATCTGTCTTATTTTTGAAATTAAGCTTAATTTTATAGAATCATAGTAAAAGAAATTGGTAGTGTCATTTTCTTTATATTCATCGGGATCTGTAGAGCTGATTAGCGCGAGTTCTTGCATTACAAATCCTAATACTATTCTTTCTATCCTTTTATTGCTTATAACGTCTCCTTTTTTCATATTAATAAAAATGATAGGCCTTAAAGCCTGTTAAACAATAAGGCCTACCATAGGCCAGTTATTTTACAATAACTTTATATTAAACAGCTTTTTCTAACTTCATGAAATCAATATTATTGAATTCTAAGCCGGAAGGAATCATGGTCATTACTGTTCCTTTTCCTCCTTTTGCTTTAGCTTTGTCATTGTTTTCTCTTACTTTTTTAATGTAAGCATCCATTGCTTTTTTGAATTCTTTTTTCAAATCTTCATATTTAGCTACTTGGATTACTTTAATTTCGTTTTCAAATCCTTCTAAATGGCAATCCCATCCGATAGTTTTACCTGTGGATTTTTCTACTCTTTGGGTAATTACAGCTACATATTTAGTTTCTTTTTTCTTTGCTGTATTTCCATTTCCACTAGCAGTCTTTGACTGGGCATGTACCTTATTTTCCTTTCTTTTTTTTGTGTCGTTGTTATTGGTTTGTTTATTACTCCCAGTAGTTGCGGGTAACGCCTTCTCTCCTTCCTTTTTCTCAATTGAAGCAGGTTTTCCTGGAAGTTCATTTTTAACTTTTAATTTAATTTTAAGTGAATCTCCCATTTCTTCTTCAGTTAATAATCCAGAAGAATGCATTTTTTTAATAACCCTGTTCATAATGTTATCAACTTTTGAATTGGGCCATTCTACTCCTGTTTCTACTGTAGCGGTTGTTTTTCCAGCTTTTGGTTTTTGAGCTGGTACTGATTTAATGCTATAAGAATAAGCTTTAATTAATTTGCGGATCCCTTCTTCTGCCTTTCTAAAGTCTTTGTCTTTTTCTTTATGGTAAAGAAATAGATTTTCGATTAACTTATCTAACATTGGGTTTCCTTTATTTTCCTTACTAATTAAATTAAGGAAATTAAGAGCTTTTTCTTTATCCCATACATGTCCATTCTTTTTATCTGAATAAAAGTGAATTAATTCTTGAATAGCCACGTGGTCTTTTTTAATACTTCTAAAATATAAAGCTCTTGCTTTTACAAGATCATCCGGGTTGCATGAATCCATACATTTTGTAGGGTTATTGAAATCTGAAGTTCCTACAAGTAGAGTAGTATTGAATTCATTTTTTACAGCTAAAGGTACTTTTTCTTCTGCTAATTCTTTACCTGAAATTAATTTATTCAAATCAACCCCTATTTTACCGGTTAATTTTTGAGCTTTAAACTCTGTTAAAAGTTCTTTTTCTTTTGTGTCTTTGTTTGCGTTTTTAAATTTAGTAGTTAAATTATTGATTGTAGATCTTAGATCTCTAATGCCTAAACTATAGTTATTCATTAGATCACATACTTTATAGTAAATGGCTGCTTTTTCAGGCTCCCCTTTACTTTTTTCCCAGCTTTCTACTAATTCTTTTTGTTCCTCTTTAGTTAAAGGAACGTCCACTAATTGTGTGTATACTTCTTTTGTAGTATCGCTTACTTTTTGATCAGGGGCATAAGCGAGACCCTGTTCTATTTTTTTTTCTAGTTCGGTTTTTTCTTCTTTATAACCGGCTCCAGGTGATAAATTTTTTGTTTCTTCTTTGTTTGCTTTTTTTTCTTTGATTGCACTTGTTTTACCTAGAAAATCTGGGTTAAATGGAATTTTAATTTGTTTCGCATCTGGCGTTTTTAGTACATCTACAGTAGGGACAAGTTGTTCAAGTGTTTTCCCTTGTGTACTTACTTGCATTTTATCTTTTAAACGTGAAATAGATAAAGCCATATATTTTTCAATAATAGCTTCAATTTCCATTTTTTTGCGGTAATAAATATTAGACGAAGTATTTGCTAAATTTTCAAATACTTTATCGTTGTTTTCGAATGTTACTCCTTTTTGAGTTAGTCCAGATAAAGCAATAGGTCTTGCTGATTCTCTTACTGAACATTCTCCATAATAAGTTGCTAAAGCAATTAAATCTTGTATTGATGCGGCTTCTATTTTTTGCATATTTTTTAAATTTAAGTTTGACAATATAAGGTAAGTAAAATCTAAGAAGTATTTTTCCTAATTTTACTTATACCTGGATTACTAATGCTTTTGTGGGCGTACTTAACATTAGTTTCTTTTTTTAAAATGTTGTATTTTATAATAGGCATTTTTAAATCTATAATTTTAGTTATATTTTTCAAAGGCTCTATTATATAAACGGTTTCTTTAAATTTACATTTTAAAGCAGGAATTCGTATGTGTGTATTATAATATGTAAAAGATATACTATCATAATTTTCCTTTTTTAAATATTCTTTAAATAATGTATAATCTAAGATACCAGTGTCCCTATAAGGGTGTGAACTTTTAATGGAATCAATTTTTTCTTTATTAAAATTTAAATGGGACATGTATATTATTCTAAGTCTTACATCTTTTATATATAGATGTGAATTAAAATAAAGGGATGTTCCATCTCTGAAGTGCACTACTTGATAAGTAATGCCTTTAATTTCTTCCATAGTGACGCTGTCAATATACTCTTTTTCTGAAGTTTGAAATGCATACTCCACGTCCTCTATTTCTTTTACTTTATCTTTGTTATCGCATCCGAATACAAAAAATAGTAAAAACATTAGTACTAAAATAATTAATTTTTTCATTTAATTTGATTTTTGAAAATTTATAAATTGTTGAAGTGAGATTAAAGGCCCACATAATGCGGGCCTTAATAAAAAGCAAGTATTCCTACTTTTCTAGTAGTGAGTTCAAAGCAATCATTATTGCTTCCGGAATTTCTTCGTTGAATGCTGTTGCTTTTTCAACTAATTTGTCTTCCCTTAAATTTGTTTTAGCAAAAAAGTATTTTTCTACTTCGGTATTTCTATCATCTTGTTCTTTTACAATTTGACAACTAACACCTAGGCTTTCTAATACTTTCTTAAGTAATTCTAATTCTGTTGGTGGAGTATTTTCTTTTTTTACAAAAGAGTGAATAAAAATAGGACTTTCATTGTTAATACCAACAGATTTTTTTAATGCTTCTTCTGTTAGAGATACAATGTTTTTCATAATTTTATTCTTTTCTTCTTGTTTTATTCTTCCAACAAGATCTCGTAAATCAAAGGCAATGCCTCCCCCTACTAAAAGTGCGACTTTTTCCATTTAAGTAAATTTAAATTTGAAATATGGTTTATACCATGTGGTATAACCTTTAATTAAAAAGATTATACCTTTAAATTACAGTTCTATATATTTTGAAGAACATTTCCGTATTAATTTTTCAAATCCTCCACTTATCTTACATCTTCCGCATTTACACCATACAGTATGGTAAGTATATCTACTTTCGATTGCTGAATTGCAAGATAAACAGAATATTGCATTTTTTTGAATATTTTTACCGATTAATTCTTCTTGTATAAAAACTATATTTTGTACTTTAATTTTATTTTTTTTACTTATAGCGCTTCTTGTAATTACATAGGTTGTTGGATCTTTTTCTTTTTTTAGTATTTTTACATATTTAAGACATGCTATTGGTCTTGGGATAATAATATTAAAATTGTTATCCATAAATTAATGTTTTGATGTTACACTTGTATAACTAAAGTATCTTTAATTAATGGGTTATCTAATTCTACACTTCCCACTATCTTTTCTCCTTGTTTACAAATTATTTTATTAAAATCCTTATTATTACTTGTAATTTTATCCATAATTTGAACAAAAGAAAGTTTAGAGTTTGTAGTATGTTTAATGTAGAATATAAGATTTTCAATTTTCTTAACGTTTTTTTTAGTTGTACTCATTTTACTTTATTTTTTTATATACTCCATTTTCAATTACATTTATAAAAGAGTTATTTTTATTTACTGCTATTGAATGGCCGGGGTAGATAAAAAATGTGTCTACAGGCAAAATTTTAAATAAAGTAGAATAAATTTTACGTTGCTTTACTAAATCTTTTAATAGAGGTCCTCCAATTAAAATGGTTTGTAAATTAGAGCGCATTACATCTTTAGTTAAATGTTTGAAGAAATAATCTAATTCTTCTGTTATAGTATAAAGGTGAGGATGTATTTCTTTTACTCCTAAAATATTTAATATTTTTGAAGCTTTTGTTACAGTATCCAAATCTCTATCAATAAGAATTACATTTTTTACTTCCATTTTAAATTCTTTTCTTTTTGCTAAAAGAAATTCTCGCATAGCAGTAGTTAGCAATGCAGAGTTATTCCCTATTCCACATCCAAGGTCAATTATTTGCAACCCTTCATATTTATTTGGATCTAGATAAGGATAAATAGAGGGGATTACGTCTTCTATGACATCAAATTCTGTCATCATAGTAGGTGGATACGCTACAGGATCTGGTTTTATTTTTAAAGATTCTGCTTCTAATTTTAAAATAGCCGCTGCTAATACTTTATAGCAAGTGGAATACGTAATTCTTTTCATTTTATTTGATTTAAAAGATGTTACATGTAAATTTCATCAGGTGAAAGTCCGTATTTAGTTAATATCTTATCTGTTTTACGCCTTTCTTCTTTTTTTATAATATTGATATTCCATAGTAGGTATAATATTATAAATGCTAGAATTAGGCATATTCCTAATAACGATATAAAATAAATATCGAACTTCATCAAGATGATTTCTAATTTATTTTTTAATAATTCTGACATAATAATTACTATTTTTTACTTTATTAATGTCATCTCTTAACTTGTAAACATTTTTAAAAATGATTTCAGGTTCTTGCAATTTAGCATGCGTATTATACAGCTCTTTATAGATATTCATTGCTTTATTAGAGCCTACATCTTGCAAAGTTTGCATTACTTCATTGCTTTCTGATATTAATTTTTTAATTTCGAGCATATTTATTTTTTGCCCTTGACTGCCCATTAATCCAGTGTTGATTGTAATGTCTCTTCTGCGTAATGTTACTATTTCGTTTAATATTTTTTTTAATTTCTTTTTTTCTTTACTATAAAGAAAAGCTAAAGTAAAGATTAACATGGAAGCAATTATCATTGCCGCATGCATTAGATTTACGTCTATAATCATAATTTTTTGATTTATTATAGTAAATAAAAAATACGGAGCTCTCTAAATACACCCCCTATAAATATATTTACATGGTTATTGAAATATTCATCTTTAGGTTTATATTTTTTAATTTCTGAATTTTCATCAGCTAATACTAGTATTTCATCTCCTGCTTTTAAAGATAAAAAGGGTAAATCAAATCTCATAGTACGTTTTATAAGAGTTAGTTCTGTTTCCATATGTTTATTTTTTGATTTGTAAAAGGGGCCTAAGCCCCCATCACACAACAACAACAATTATTTTACCAATTCCATATTTTTTCAGTTTTTTTTATTTTATTTTTTAAATAAGTAGAACAGTATTTATATAATTCTACTAATAATTCTGGATTATCAGTTAAAAAAGTAAAGATAGTATTTCCAAATCTTTCTTCTATTTTATTTTGAACGTATGAAAGATTATTTTTATTATCTTGTCTAATTATATCAATTAGATCTAGCCAGTATAATACAATTTCTACTTCTTGATTAGTAAGATTATTTGCATTCATGACTTTTAGTTTTGGTTAGTGCCCCATTAGAGAGAATCGAACTCTACATTTTATTATTTCAATGGCTTTCCTGGCCTAATGGGATGTTTTAAAATAAGCAGAGTTTAAATTTGATTTAAATATACCCTGCTTATTTATTTTTTCTATCAATATTCAGTCTTATTATTATATTATATTATATTATATTAAATTATTTAACCTGGCGACCGAATATGAATTTGGTTTAAGTTAACATTGTAGACCATATATATATAATTTTGATTAAGGATCTAATTTAACTTATATTTAATATTTTAAACACTTCTTCAGTTAAATACTTTCTACAAATATCTGCTGTTTGTTGTCGATTTTCTTTTAAAGCAGCAGCATTAGCATTAGCGGCAGCATAAGCAGCATTAGCGGCAGCATAAGCAGCATTAGAGGCATCTGCGTAAGTATTAGCAGCATTAGCGGCAGCATAAGCAGCATTAGCGGCA